CTACGCTTTGTGGGCCTGTAGGACCAGTTGCTCCTGTAGGTCCTGTTACTGTTGAGTCCGCACCCGTAGGTCCTGTAGGTCCAGTTGGACCAGTAGGTCCAGTAGGGCCTGTGGGGCCGGTTGGACCTTGCGGTCCTGTAACACCTCTAGGAATTCCAAAGTCAAAAACAGCAATCTCCGGAGTACCAGAATTTACAACGGTGGCAGCTGCGTTAGGACTAAGAGTTGTTACTGTTCCTACGTTTACGATTGATGACGGTCCTGTAGAACCAGTTGGTCCGGTTACTGTGGATGCTGCACCTGTGGGACCTGTAACTCCTATGGGACCAGTTGGTCCAGTAACACCAGAAGAGTATGCAAGAGAGTTCCAAGGAGTTAATCCATTACCGACTTTAAATTTACCTGTGTCGTATTCATAACCCGCTTCTCCTTGAGAAAGAATTGGATTTGATTGACTCCACTCAAGAGCAGTACCACGTCTAAATTGAATTTTTACAGCCATTTACACTCCTAGTACGTTACCACCATTGATTGTAATTCCTCCACCGTAAACTGTATTGGGAACTCCACCATCAATGTTGTCATTTTCTGGGCCAGTAGGACCAGTTGGACCTGTAGGGCCAGGAATTGTTGATACAGGTCCAGTAGATCCGGTTGGGCCAGTAGGACCAGTAGGACCAGTAGGTCCTGGAATTATAGAGTTTGGACCTGTAGGACCTGTTGGTCCTATAGGACCTGTAGGACCTAAGTCTCCCTGAACACCCTCAGAGATTAGTAATCTCCATACAGAACCACTCCAGTACCACGTGGTTTGACCAACAGTAAACTGTTGATTTAATGTGGGATTATCTGGAAAGTCTATGGGCATAGCATGTCAGTATATCAACGAAATCTAGCCTTGTTTTTCTAAAGATTCTAAACCTTTAGAAACAGCATATCGTCGAAGTTCTGCTCCAAAATCAGTCTTGTAAGGAACCACCATGTGTTCCCAAAAGGCAGTATTTGCGTTAATTTCAATTGGTATTTCAGCCTTCTCTACAGCTAGACAAAAATTAAGATCTTGACTTACCTGCCCGGATTCGTCAGCAGTGGCATAAAAATACATAGGAATTTGTTCTATTACATCTTCTTTTACTTTATTAACTTTTACGACAAAACTTTCTATTCTAGAAAATACTTCTTTTTCTATTTTTATAAAATCAAGTGTGATCAATTTTGCTGAGATTTCTTGATCGTCTTTAATTGTATTTAATGCTATTTTAAAAGATTGTTGGGGAGAGTAAAAATCTTTTGTAGGAACACCCTCTATTAAAGAACTATTATTAATAATAGATATTAATGTCTCTGGCACCCATTGAATATGCGGTTGTATAAAAACAAGGGTATCAAGATTATTATTTAAGACTATTTCAGCCGCTTGATTTCTATAGGAACCCTCATCTGGAGACCAGTAGAACTGAAAAGAAATATCTTGTTTTTGTCCTTCTGCAAATGTTTCTGCAAGAGACTTTGCAAAAAATGCAGAAATAACGGGTTGAACTGAACACGTTGCTATAAGTACTTTTTTCATTTTATGCTCCAAATAAAAATAGGCGGGTTTTTATACCCGCCTATTCTATAGTAAATATTACTCTTGTTCGGAAGACGCTTCGGTAGCTGCTTCAGCAGCGGCTTTTAGTGCGGCTTCATCCGCCTCAAAAGCAGCTTTTTTAGCAGCTTCATCCGCAGCTTTTGCAGCTTCTTCAGCCTCTGTTTGAATAACAAACGCATCTGCCCACTCTTGAGCTTTTGCATTTGATGTAAAGGGAGTACTTCCCTCTTCACGAGGATCAAACGCTTGAGTTAGAAAGGTTCCGCCATCACGAAGGATAGTGGCTACTTTTTTATCTACTTCTACAGTAAATGACATTTATTAGACCTCCTTAGATCTAACTAGGAAGTATACGCTATTTCTCCAGGTACGAACACCATCATTTTCAGAACCACCAGCGATAATTTCTACGCCACCAAGGCAAGCCTTGTTGTAGGTGAAGTTAGACCAGTTGTTACCAACCGTACCAGAGTTAGCAGTATTGTATTGCGGGGTTGGACGAGAGTTAATTGGGATATGAGACGAGATAATTCTAGGCTCAGCCAAAAGGTTATCCATATCAAATACGTAATAGCCTGTGCTATCTGGCTTTTCGCAAATTGCATAACGACCGTCAAACCATACGTGAGGTGTACGGTGTAGTGTTGTATCACCTGTCATATATGGGCTTGAAGTTGTATGCAAACGGCGCCATCCAGTTTGAGCTGCTGTAAATGGTGCAACACCAGACTCTTGACTGTATTGAGCAAGTGTACGGCCATCCCAGAAAATAGTTCCTTCTGGAATACCTGTACGACTTAGTCGACCGCTACCAAACTTGACAACCTGAACGTAACGATTATCAATAGCATCATGACCAAAATGATAGGTCTGTGGATTCATTCCATCTCCTTGGAACTGTGAGCTAATCCAGTTATAGCTAGTCCAGCGCTGCTGTATGGAGTATTCCCAGTTAAATAGGTTCCAAAGGTTTTGTGTTTCCCAAGCGTTGGCATCGTATGGACGAATAAAGTGGATACCGGGACGGTATGCCCTACCAGTTGACATGATGCTAAGTTCACCAGGAGCGTTAACAGATGAAGTAAACGGTTGACCATTGCTAGTCCAGCTATTGTCATGAGAATCACTCTGATCGTTACCAGTTTGACTGTAGTCTTGGTAATAGAATCTGCCGGTATCTTCTTCAATAACAGCAGAAGCTTGTCTCCAAGGAGATCTGCTGTAGAAGGAGTTGTTTGTATTGCCATCATTCCAGTTGTTCCACAGACGAGATGGCAAGAAACCAGTTACATAGTAACGACGCATTTGAGGATCATAGATCGCATGCATAATCGGCATCTCAGGCACTACAGGATAGACCTCTCCAGAGGTGGTGATTAGTTCAGCACCCCAAGATTCAAAGTCATGTCTCTGTTTTGCTGTAGTATCTGTCGTAGTGCCACTTGAGCGACCTCCTCGAATTTCAGAATCGGCATTGCTCTGGCTGTACCTTGCAAAGATTACCGGAACAGAAAATGGGTTTCTGTGGTAACCAAATGCTAGAACGCTATTTAGACCAACAGACATCTCTCCACGTGCACGAAACGAACCAATTACATCAACCTTCTTTGGTTTTGTAACATCTACATAGTCGTGGTTATAACGACCTAGAGCACTTCCGCCGTAGCTGTTACGGAAACGCCAGAAACGACCGTTCCAATTAGCACCCACAGGTTGCCAAATAAAGGTTGAGCCGTAGGTATCGCTTCCTGGACGCATTGCTAACGGGTAGAAGTCTCCCATTTCAAAGGATTTATCTAGCCAACGATCAAGTGATTGAGTAGCAGTATCGTAGATCCATAGACGACGACCCCAATAACGATCACCATTTGAAGGAGCTGTGTTATTGGTTGTGTATGTACGGCGACCAATAACACCAAACGAGGTTGAGTTATAGCGGAAAATTTGACCGCCACGGAACCAAGTTGATGCCTCATTCAAACGTGATGGAGGAGTTACCTTTGCCCATACGTTGTTAGTTGGATCGTAAATCTGATAATCAGTTGTACCACCATCAGTGTTACCAATACCCTGAGTTGGGCTGGCAAGGAAGTAGTTATTTACATAAGAACCTTCATGCCAGGTATCAGCTGCAGCAGTAATAGCCTCACGAACACCTGTTGACAAGTTATAGCGGATAAACCCGTTACCAGAACGTTCTTGCTGCCAGTTATAGAAGAACATAACATTATTAATGTTGTGTGTAAAGCACATTTGTGGGCCATCTACATATGTGTTATAGCCAGTCGTACCAAGGTTCCATGCGCCATTAAATGTCCAGGTATCAGAAGCTTTTGTGTAGGTGTATATGTAGGTATCTACTGAAGAGTAGGTAACAGAGTTAATTGTTTGAGTTCTGTTATCTACGCAACGGAACCATACAATAAGGTCAAGTCCAGTATCCCATATAACTGCACGGCGTAAACGCTGTTCAACAAATGTAGTTCCAGAATCATCAGCTTGTGGAGGAAGTGGAAGGTCTGCAAGACGAGTCCATGTATTTGTTGTGTTGTTAGTTGCTTTAAAGAAGAAGTTACCAGCAAGACCTGAGAAGGTAGTTGCTGCTGTACCAATTCCTTGTCCTGGAGATGGTGTGTTACGGAAACGGTATATGCCATCTCCGGTAGAGTTGTATGTCCAGCAAACCCAAGCTGCAGTGTTTGCAGTATTATCTAGACGAGCAGTCATAGGGTTACGGCTTGTATTCTGTCCGTATCCCTCGAAGGAGATAAAGTCAGTTGACTTTTCTGTATGTGCGAATTCCTCGCCAAGACCATCAATTGTAGATCCTGTGCGAGTAGGCGTTGACGAGCTGTACTTGATAATTAAAAGAGTTGATCCGGTACCTGTGGCAGTTCCACCAGTAGTTGCAGTTAAAATGCGAATACGGGCGACAGTACCACTATAAGTAAATGTCTTACCTTTTGCAAGGGACACTGTCTCAATAGGAGTAGTAAGAGCACCTACAGCGTAAATAGCAACTGTTAGTGGTTCTTCTTGTGCACGGAATTCATAAACTCCGCTAGCATTAAGTTCGGTGGTGTCATATTCTGCACCAGGAACGGCAGCAAAGCTATAGGTTAATGCACCTACGCCAGCGCCAGAGGTTGAAGGATATACTAGAGCACCCATTGTTAGTTAATCTCCATCCCTGAGACGTGAAGCTTAATACCTGCTCCAGACCCAACAGCATTTACGGTTTCTGATGCATCAAGTACTTGTTTAAGATCAAAAGCAAAAATTCCATTTGCAGGAACAGTTACTGCGGATAAAACATCGTGTGTTCCTAACTTTACGGTACCAGTTAGTACGTTACTGGTTGTGTTAGTTAATACGATGTTAGTGATTACTGCGGTTGTAGCCGATGGCACTGTGTACACATCTGCTGCAGAAGTTCCTACGTTACCGCGGAACAGTTTCTTTACTGTGTTTGGCATTTATTTGTTACCTCCTAAGTAACTATTAGTTCTTACCAGTCGGTTAGAAAATTCCCATAACTGCTTCAAGTTGTCCTTGAGAACGAAGGTTGTCTACGTACCCCTTACTCGTAGCTTCATTTGATGAAGATGGAGCAGAAACGAGAACTACTTGACTTACTTTAAGTTTATCATAAACAAGCTCTGCTTGTTCGTAGTTGATAGTTGTGGTTGGTTTTGTAGTGATGTTAGAAACAAGGTTCCAGACGCCATCTGTAGCATCTTTAGAGAAAGCTGACCACTTGTCAGATCCACCAACATTGTATTCTCCAACTAAAGCAAAATCTAGTAAATTTGATGGGTTATCTTGCGCTGTAAAAATCATAGGAGCAACAATTGATATATTTGCTGTTTCAACTGTTGTTCCGCCACCAGAGAATGAAATGGTACCTGCAATGTTTACGTTACCAGCAACGTTAACGTTACCAGAGACACCAAGACCACCAGCTACGCGAAGAGCACCAGTTGTTGGGCTTGTAGACTGCGTAGCAATTTCAATATGTACTTGCTCATCTGGAATGATGATCATCTGAGTGTTATCAGATGCTAGACCGCCAGCAGCAAAAACAATTTTATTTTCAGTACCATTGTTAGAGGTTGCAAGAACAAGGTTACCTTTACCAGTAGTTCCAGCTACTGCATTTCCCACTGGATTTACTGCTAGGAAGGTTATGTCGCCATTTGTTTTAGCATATCTAAAGCTTGTAGTTGTTGGAACAGCAGTGATTGTATAGGTTCCATTAAATACGCCGTCAACACCAGTAATAACAACTGGCATACCAACACGGAATTGATGAGCTGTTGGAGTAGTAAGTGTTGCTACGTTATTTGTTAATGATTTACCATTAACTGTTGATGTAAGCACTTTTGGTGCTTCCATAAAAATATAACCGTCATTAGGCCCAGTAATTGTGAACTCTGGATCATTAAAGTTACTTGATGTAACACCCAAGTCAATATAACCAGCATCATCGACACCATTGTTTGAGTACGCAATAAAGTCAGTAGAAGAGTTTGCGCCACCGCCTTTATTTTGAAAAGCGATTTGAGCATAATCAGACGTATCAATGCTTGCAATGATTGCTGGATCTTGAAGGCCAGCGGCTGTTTCAAATGCTTGAGCTTCTGCACCAACGTATAACTTACCTACGTTTGCTGGAGCGCTGCCATCTAGAATTGCTTCTAGTTGATCATTAAGTGCAACCTGTGCATCTGCAGATGCGGCTACTAGGTCATTAATGCCAAGTAGGTTGCCTAGCGTTTCAAGAGTTTTGGCAATATAAACCAAATCTTGAGCTGTATAAGTGCTTGCAGCAAGTGAAGCAGTGATTTCTGCTTTGACCGCTTCAATTTGCGTATTAAGCGCTGAGTAGGACGGCATTAGTTATCTCCTTCGAGGGATGTACCCAGTAAGCTAGTATAAATAAAATCGGTCATTTTAAGTCCTTAACTACCTGTCTTCTGACCGTAATCAGAAGGACCAAAAATATTAAGGCCCAACCAACGGTCATTTCTTAAGAAATTGATCTGATTAGTGACGTCTCCTGAGGCACTAACAGCAGCTATTGCCTGGTCTCTGGCTAGCTCAATGTCGTCTATAGAGTCTTCTTCTGCATTGGCTAGTGCGGTTAGGGAGGCGTCTCTTGCTGTATTTACCGCTCCAACAGCTGAGGTACCTGTTGAGGCAACGACGGTTTCTGCATCATTCTTTAGTTGATTTATGCTTGTAGTAGCATTATTTGCTGCCGTAGTAATCTGCCCCAAAGACTGAATAACAAGGTCAATAATGTCTTGAGTGTTGGTTTCACCCAACTCTTCTAACAAGTCTTCAATTGTTGCTATAACGGGGTTAGCCACTGCATTAAATGATGCAATAGCTGCTGTTGCTGCAGAGTTTAGGTTTGTAGTAGCTGTGTCTACAACCGCAGTTAGATTAGTATTAGCGGTAGATACCGTATTGTTTAATGCTGTAGAGGCTGCAGTAGCTGTTGAGGTTACCTGCCCCTGTTGATAGGTACCCTCTGCAATAACTCGAGTAAGAGCTAGATTAGCTACTGCGGCTTCAAGAGCCTTCATCTGAATTAGAAGGTCTTTGTTGTCGATGTTGGTAGCTACCGCTTCAACTTTAGCGGTAATAACCGCTTCTAATGCAGAGAAGTCGGGAGTAATAGGCACTATGGTCTCCTTATAAGCCTGCTAAGGCTACTGCCTCAATAAACGCTACGTCAGAAATAATTCTTACTTCTTCGGATTCTTCATCGAAGACTACTGTAAGGCCTTGATGGTTATCATGGTTAAAGGTAGAAAATATTACAGGAATAATTTCTTGAATTGGGCCTGCAGGTCCGGTAGGTCCGGTAGGTCCTATAGGAGCAGCACCCACCTCAATCCAATAGTTATCATACCAAATATACGCAGATCCATCAGTAGGATTAAACCAAGCGTCACCATTTGAGGCTCCTACTGGAGGAGTTTCAGAGGTGTACGAAAAGTTACCTATGGGTCCAGTAGATCCGGTTGGACCAGTGGGTCCCGTCGCACCTGTAGGTCCTATATCTCCTTGCGGACCTGTGGGGCCAGTTACAGTACTAGCCTCACCAGTTGCTCCTGTTGCTCCAGTTGGACCAGTTGCACCTATTGCGCCAGTTGGACCAGTAGGTCCAATCTCGCCTTGATTTCCTTGAACACCTTGTTCACCTTGTACGCCTTGCGCACCTGTCGGTCCAGTTGGACCTGTTGCGCCAGTAGGTCCCTGAACTCCAGATTCACCGGTTAATCCAATTGGACCTGTTGCACCAGTTGGTCCAGCTTCACCCTGTGGTCCTGTAGGGCCAACATTACCTTGAGGACCTGTTGGTCCTTGTTCACCTTGTGGACCTATTAAACCTTGTTGACCTTGTGAACCAGTTGGACCTGTCGCACCAGTAGGACCTTGAATGTTTCCAACATTAATCCATTGACTTGTACCTGAATCCCAAACATAAAGAACACCATTAACTAAATAACCTTCTCCAGGATTTCCTGAAACAGGTAGCTGGTTAGAATTATTTAGAGCACCGAGTATATTTAATCCTTGGCCAGTTGCACCAGTAGGACCAGTAGGTCCAGTTGCACCTTGTATACCTTGTGGACCGATAGGTCCAAGTTCTCCTTGAGGACCAATAGGGCCTGTGTCACCAATAGGTCCTTGTGGTCCGATATCACCAGTTAAACCAATTGGACCTGTAGGTCCTGTAACAGTCGAAGCAGGACCAACTTCTCCTTGAATACCTTGTTCACCTTGTGGCCCCACAGGACCGGTGTCACCAACTAATCCTTGTGGACCTTGCGCACCTTGAATACCTTGAATACCTTGCAAACCTTGTTGACCAGTTGGGCCTGTAGGACCAATAGCACCTACAGGACCTTGCGGTCCAACAGGACCTTGAATAGTTCCTACATTGTCCCACTCATCATTAATATCGTCCCACACATAAAGATCACCATCAATTAGGTATGCATCACCAGGATTTCCTGCGGGAGGGAGAGCGCCTTCATTAAGTAAAGTTCCAAGAATATTTACGCCTGTACCAGCAGGACCAGTGGCACCTGTATCACCAGTAGGTCCAGTAGCTCCACGAGAACCAGTTGGACCAATAGGACCAGTAGCACCTTGTGGACCTTGAATACCTGTAGGTCCTTGAATACCAGCAGGACCAGTTGCGCCTGCGGGACCTGTTACACCTTGCGGTCCTGTTTCACCACGAGGGCCAGTAGATCCTGTAGGACCTTGCGCACCTGTAGGACCAGTAACTGTACTAGCTGCACCTGTTGGACCTGTTGCACCTGTAGGTCCTGTTGCGCCAGTAGCACCGGTTGCACCAGTTGGACCAGTTACATTTGATGCAGCACCAATTGGGCCTGTAGGACCGGTAGGTCCCATAGGACCGGCTGGTCCCATTGCATCAGAACCAAAGATAACTACTTCTGGACTTTGTTGAGTTATCTCTACGATCTCTGGATCATGTGGCATAGTTACTCCGAGATCTCAGGCTTAGTAAACACTTTACCTTCTAAGTATGTTCTTACTGCTCCCGTAGAGTTGTTAGTTAATTGAATATCATAGTACGCAGTACGGGGTAGCGCTTCTGTTTGATCGCTAGTTAAAGACAAGGTTAGGGTATCTAAAATACCATTAAGAACTGATGCGCTTTTTACAATAGTAAATGTTGCAAGAATAATAGGTCCAACTTGATTGCTTGGATATGTTGGGAATAGGCGTATCTGCGATAGTGGAGTGTAGCCAGCAAGATCCATTGAAAACTTAAGCTGGATACTGAAGTTATCTCCTGAGTAAAGAGATAGATCTTTGTTTACTACCGAGCTTGCAGGAGTAATATCGCCATAATCTGGAATAGGTAGATAAACACGTTGTGGCAGTGAACCATCATCAATCTCTTGTGGGCGGTACAGAGGCACGTAGCGATTTGTACGTCTGCTGATACGGCGAAGATTAAATACATCAATCTTGTATAGACCAGTACCAAGTAGCATACATAGTTCGCGGTACTGTTCTCTTCTTTGTTGAATAATATCGGATACCTGACGGAAACGCTCTGATCTAGGAATAGATACGCCGTCAGGTGAAATGATGTCGATATCAAAGGCAGAGTCTGTAGCTAAGGTATATAAGGCCATAGTTGAAGCCAAAAGAACTATTGGGTATTCATCAATCCCTGGAACAGTTGCTATAGTAACTCTAGAACCGCTGCTGTCTGTAAGATGTGCCGCATGCTCTAGAAAAGCGTTATTTATATAGTATTGAGTTTCTGCATCAGTAAAATATTTAAAAGCAGTTCCAGAGATAACAATAGCTGCGTTATTTGCCGGCACTGCTGCTAGGGTAACCATACCCATAACTTCTTCAACGCTAGCTGAACTAGAAACTTCTACGTTGTCTACTTTTATAGATAGGGAGGCAGCATTTACTGGGGAATGAGTTAGCTGAAATCGCTTGCGCTCGCCATCTCCTCGAAACTCTTCAACGAAGGTTCTAGTGATATCGCCTATTTCCGCCCGTAGACGGTCGCTAAGTCCTGATAAAGTCGCCACTAATCCTCGCATCTATCTTGGTAAACCGGCATCCTATAATCTCAAGAAGATTAGAAATACGCAGGGTAAATAAAGACCCACCCCGACTAGGAGGGCGTGTCTTCGTCGGAGTGGGCAACTTTAGTTTAAATTAGAGCCGTTCGTACAAATAGCCCTTTTCTTGTAGGTGTTGAGCTACATGCTTAGGTACTTTGTATTTTTGACCGGCTTTGAAAGTATAGTGTTTGCCTACGCCGATAGTTACGTGTTCTAGATCTTCGGCTACACGGACAACTTGTGCATCATCCGCCATGGTAACGCCCACTGATTCAATCTCATCAAGTATTGTTGGCGAATCAGGATTTTTAGTTACATCTACAACTTCTGTCTCTAGACGAGCTGCAGCAGCCTGAGTTGCCATTGACATTTCGCCAGCACGTCGTGCTAGCTCTTCTGCGTGAGCTTTAAGTTGTTCTTCACGCTGACGTCCTGTGACGTCTGTTACTTTTGCTTTTGCCACGATTATTATTCTCCTATAGGTTGTGTGGGGGCGGGAAAACCCGCCCCCTGTACTACTAAATTAGTTGGTTTCTGCCAAGACTACAGACTGGTCAGTAATTAGACCAAGACCGTAAATAGCGTACCAAGCAAGAGCGTGCTCACGACCGAAGTCAAGAATACCGCCATCGCGGAGTTCGACTGGAAGAGAGATCGCGTGACCAAATGCATTGTCACCAATGAAGATCGCGGTGTAGCGATCCTTATTACCGTTACCGGTCTTTGTTACTGGGGTGGTATAACCTCCACCAGTTGGGTAGACAATGGAGCCAGCAGCAACGTCGGTGTCTGCAGAATAACCTGTGCCTGCACCGTTTGTTACCTTCTGGATCTGAGTGGTCTCAATGAAGACTGTGTCGTACAAACGACCAATCTCACCGAGCATGAAGTTACCTGGAGCAGCGTATTTGGTTACTTCAATGAACTCTGGGAGATCACGAAGACGACGGCTCTGGTGTGGGTGAATAAACGCAACGTAAGTCTCTCCAAGCCTTGGAATGTTCTTGGTTGCGAGGGTCTCAACAGCGTCCTTAACTGTTGATGTTGTTAAATTGAAGTTACCAGTCAAAGAAGCGCGGTTAGTTCCAACGGTTCCTGAGGTATACCAGTCGTTAACAGCAGTGTTAGCAGAACGATCATAACCGTAGATAACGGAAGATGCTGCCATGAGTGTGTCACGAGCCTGGCCATCAAGATAGAGGGCCATATTACGGCCAAGAAGACGTGAAGCCGAAGCCATTACGTCATCAAAAGAAGCATTGAGCAAGAGTTCAGATACTGCAATTGCATAGCCCTGCTCTGCAACGGTAATAGAGAACTGCTGTGCGGTCAATGCGTTGGTCTGCATACGAACACCTTCAACAAGTGCTGATGCAAAACCTAAGTTGTTGTAACGCATAAAGTTAATCTGGAGACCAGGTGCAACGCCAAGCTCTGTCTTCTTAACAGCGAACTGTTCAAAGCGGAGGATTGGCATCGACTGGAAAAGAATTTCCTTTGACCAGATTGTTTGGATTGCTTGCGTCAACTGGCTGTTAGAACCAGAGTACGCGGTAGGTGCGGCAGCTAAATTGCCGGTACCTGTTACGGCTGATGCCATAGTCGGTTTTCTCCTTAGTTATTAAGTTGTTAGATAGGTATTACTACCCGAAGATTCCCTTATTTCGATCGTTTGCTGCTTTTCCAAGTAGCTTAGATCGGTGTTTTGCGTATTCGGTAACCGACATGGCGGATATTTGTTCTGCCGTTAACTGATTTTGCTCCAAATTAGTGTCCATCGGTCCGGTCGGCGGCGCGGTTACCCGGCTGCCTGTCATTTCTTTACGGGCATTCTGCATAGCAGTCTGCGCCGATTCCAGAATTCGTGAAGATCTTTCACGCAACCCTGCAATACTTTGTTCGATCTCTTCAGGATTATTTCCTGAGATCAGGTCTACGAGCTCTGGGATGATGTTATCCCGCTCTTCTTCGAGGCGACGATTGCGGTATTCGGTGACTTCCGCATACTGACGCTCTCTCTGGAGTAGAGCAAACGTGCGTTCACGCTCTAATTTCTCTTCTTCTAGCTTTTGCTGCCACTCTTTTTCCTTAGCTTCAAGAAGTTGGCGTACATCCATTTCTGACTCAGCCTTGCGCCTTGCCTCAGCTTCCGCTTCAGCCTTTTGGCGTTCTGCCTCTGCCAATCGCTCTTCTCGTTCCTTTTTAAGCAAGGCGAGCTCTTCTTTAAGCGAATCTATTTGAGGGTAGAGCTTTGACTTCTCTTGCTCCCGCACTCTTTTTAGATCTAATTCTGTGTAAGTTTTTTCGTTAACTTCACTTACAGCGGGTTCTGCTTTAGTTTCCGTTGCTGCCGGAACGTCAGTTAAAAATGCATCTTTGACGTCTGGAGCATCAACGATATTCGTTGTTTCTGCCATGGTTGTCCCTTAGGTTTTGGAGGTCGTTGTCCGATTTAGTGCCACGATGACCTGCGGATTTATTGGTGGTATTAGGCTGGCAAACTTTTGTCAATTTGTCTGCCTAAATCTAGTGTTTTATCCTATAGACTGATCTGGGTATTTTTCATCTGGAGTACGACGCATAGGCATTTTAGTGCCGTACGCTTCGGTTACCAGCTCAGCCTGTAGTTGGGCTAGCTCAGTTAAAACTACTCCCTCTGCTGGACTTACAACCCCAGGTTGTCCAAATGGACCAGGGCCGGTACCGTCTCCAGGCTTTAATCCTGGGGGTGCCTCTCCGTTTGGAAGGATGCCTGTTAAAGAAGCAATGGACGAAGCAATTTGATTACGTACTAGCTGGATAGCCCCATCAGCCTTAGCGTCAGAAATGAGCTCGGCTCTAATTTCTTCAAGCTTCTCGTCTGGAAACTCTTCGCCTAAGTGACGCAAAGCTCCTTCACGGCTTTCTAGGCCCAGCTGCATCTTCCGTTCAATTTCACTTAATACTATCAACTTGTCTAGAGGTAGTGGTTGTGGGAAGTAAACTGTGCTTTCAAAAGTTGTTGGGCTGTTTAAATCTAAAGCTGGAAGCTGGTAGTTCTTGATAGGACCATTAACCATTGGGTTATAGATAAAGACTTCTGGCTCTTTAAAGGCAAGAGTCTTAAGAACTAGGCTATTAATCTTCTGTATGCCTTCGCCGTATTGAATAAGCTTTTGATTATAACGATTCATCAACGGCTGATATTGAATTGAAAGAGCAACTCCGGAGGTATTAGAGATTGGCTGTACTTGACCTAGAGCTGTCTCTGGAACTCCTACCATTTCGTGCATAGCTCTTTTAACAGTTTCTAGATACTGTAGACCGCCCGCTAAGCCTGAACCGCCACCTTCTAGGTTAAATACTTGAGCATCTTTTGGAAGACCGCCCCAAACCTTCTTAGGACCCTTTTCTAGAGAAGACGCCTTAGCACCGATAATAACGGTAACTGGAGCAGAGTGGTAGTTAATGATGTCTGCGATATCTGTTGCTACCTCATTGTAATTTCTATTTAAGACGATAATGTCGTGGCAATCAGAAAGACCCCAAGGAGATCCAGAAATACGCACATTTGGAATATGGACGATAGGAACTATGCCAATTGGATTAGGGCGTGAGTCAATCATCTCGTCATTGATATACTCTTCAATGCGATCATCAGTAAGAATTTCAGTATAGGTATAAACCTGACGAGTACCTTCTGCAGATGTGCCCCAGAAACGATACTTAAGCTTAAAACGAATTAGGCGGGAACGATCGTGTGGATGAAACTCTGGAAAACAAAAAGAAGCGTTTAGCGGAAGAATGCGTACCTTACCTGGGTTAGCGCGACCAATAGGATCAACGTAAGCTTCTTCGTAAGCTACTTTAACAAAACAATCTCCTGAGACTCCGCCTTGCTGTCCCATTTCCCAAAGAATAGAGCTTCTATCGTTGTCTACTTCCCAAACTCTTTTTAAAATATCTGGGATAACAGCTTCTGTAGCTGCAGGGCTTCTAAACTGTACGCCTCTGCCAAAAGTAAAATTAATTATGTAATCTGTAAACGCTCTGTAATAGTTATAAACCATTTGAGCTTCACCGATCTCACGACGATATGACCAGTGATGACCAAGGTACATTGCCCAGTTAAGAGAGTAACGATTTAGGCGTGGGCCGTGAACTTCAAATTCTTCATCTGCTAATTCCACTAATCCAAGTGGAGAAATTGAGATTGTTAAATCAGAGGATGCTGCTCTATAACTTGGGGGTGAAAAATCTATTCCGCCAGCCATTACCTCATCCTTATTTGTTTAATATTAAATTAGGCCCCAGCCCCGGAGAAGGGAATACGAGGCTGGGAACCTATAGTCTACTGTATTAGTCAGCTACCTGTGCAGGGTTTACACGCTGATAGCGAGCACCTGAACGAATGACTTCTTCAATTTCGACCTGAGAGTGATCTCCATATCCGCCTTGTGAAAATTCATTGACGTATGCTGGACCTTCTACCCATGCGGCTGAGCCGACGTGGGCGCGTTGTTTCATTGTCTCTTCAGGATACTTCTCCATGACATTCATGTTGTGATTTGGACGGGTAGGTGGTACGTCATACCCCTGATCCAATCCCACTTGAAAGTCATTTGGGATATCTGTGTCTGTTGCAACGCCTTCTTCAAAGCGTAGCGGACCACGCATTCCCGGAGTTGCAGGAGACATTTTGCGTTCATAATTTGCGCCAACCTTCTCAGGGAACTGAGGGGCTGGTGCGATGTTATTCACTGCCATGTTTATTTCTCCTATAGGGTGTTGAGTTGAGGTTCCTCAGGTAAAAGTATCGGCCTAATTTAGACATTTAGGTATCTAAACCTTAAAAAAATGGGGAGGAGCTAACCTCCACCGTAGGCATAACCATATCCTGGGTTAATGAGCAGGCAAGTGCTAAAGAGTCTACAAAATCGTCGTGAGCATGAGCTTCGTCAGGGGCAGCTACGGAAAAGTTAGCCCCCCTGTATTTGACTTCAGCATCTGACATTTGCTGGTGAAATTTCTTCCAAAGACGCAGACGACGGGTTTTTGCATGGGCAGGCCAAGAAACCATCTGTCGTTGAATTAGGGCCTGCAAGTGTTTCCAACGTCTAGATTGCTCTGATGGGCTAGAGGTAATTGAAATAACCTCAGCTCTAGGCATAAGTATTTTCATACGGCTTGCTACAGCGTCGCCTACTCCGTTTGCATCTACACCAATAGCTAAAACATCATAATTTTCTAAGAAGTTAACTATTTGAAAGTATTGCTCTTCCCAATCATCTCCCTGCATCTCTAGCCAATTAAGAACACGATGATCATAATAACCAAATTCATCAGGCCTATCCCAATCGACCCAGACAACAGTAACAACTGTAGAGTCCATCTTTCTTGCGGGGTCGATTCCGACCACAACTGGCGACCTATGCCAGCTCTTAACCAACTCTTGGGACGTGTCACCAAGGTTGTCCATAATAGACGAGGTAACGAACATGCCCCTTTCCAAAAGCCATTTACAGTTATACGATAGCTGGAACTCATCTGAATCCTCTCCGATGCGTAGTATTTCTTTTTTAATGAATTTTTCATAGTTAAGGTTGAACTTAGCAACGTCTTTCCAATCCCATTGAAAATGATTCTGCTTAGCTGACCTAGAAGTTTGACGTCGTTTGTTTAATTGAATAGCTCTGTAGAAGTTGTTTTTGATTGTAGTTGGGGTTCCAGTCTTTACTAGAGTGGCGTTGTAGTACGCACCCATAGGAGCAATAGACTTAGAAACTACGAAATCGTCAGCATCTTGACACTCATCAATAATAATTAAGTGGAAGGACTTAGATTCGATCTTAGCTCGTGGGTTAGCGGTCATCATCATTAGCGTAGAGCCAGAGTTCTTAAGCTTTATATTTTTTACAATACCTGGAGTTTTAGTTGGTATGTCATCTATTTCTGGATCTCCAAGGACTTCTAAAGCACGTTGGCTAGTCAAACGGGAAACTGTTCTACCGTACAAGGTTTCTACCTGTGATTGGATAGGAGCAAACATTCCCACCCAAATACCGTCTCCAAACTTACCTAAAAGATCTGGGTACATCTTTGCAAGGCGTGGAAGAATAACCATAAGCGTAGCCACGGTATTAGCAATAGTCTCTGATTTACCAGACTGACGTGCGGCAAGAGCGGTTACTTCTTCACCATCGTTTATAATTACAGATTCTATTACTCGTCTAGCTAGAGGCATTTGATAGGGGTGTAGCTGGTGTCCAACCAGCATTGCCATAAATTGAACTATTTTTTCTATAAGAAGATTAACAAACTCTCTAGAGAGCTCATCTAGCTGTTCTTCTTCCTCGTCCTGCAGCTCTTCTTCTTCAAAGTCTAGCTCTTCTCCTAGCTCTTCAAATTGGTCTTTATTAAAATCTTGCATTTTGCCTCTTGGATATAGTATCTACTATGACGTAAATAACTTCCGCGTTCAATCTAGCCTCTTCCAAATAAACTTCTTCATTGGTTTTTTGCCATGACGATAGGTTTCGTCCAATTGGATACAACGCTTGTTCTGCCCACTGCAGTAATTCAGAAGTAGGTAACGACTCAACTCGCCGTTCTACTTTAGTCTTCTGTCTCTCTTGTTTGATTTTCTTGCCCCCCAAACCGAACATAATCCCAATCCACCTCATCTTCCGTCATTATCCTGCCACGAATGGCGTTTGTTAATGCTTGACTTTCATCGTATCTAGATATCCACTTGCCTACAACTAAAGCAGCTCTAGTTAGAGGGAATCTTACCGCAAATCCTTTTCCAAACCGATACGGCTCTTCAATCTCTTGCGTTTCTGCTGTTTCCCATAATACTGGCGGCTTTATTGGGTAAATCAGCGGATGCCAGTATATAGATTTAATACTACGAGGCTTAGCCATTATCAACCTGGCAGCTGTGCTCATATGTCTCCCGTTCGCTCATGACTTTTTGACAATCTTTGCATCTAAAGTATTTCATAGCTGCAAAGTTGTTTTGTGCAGTTCCACCAACAGCGGATTCTCCGCCTCCATCATAAGGATCGTAGTCAACTACAACTTCTGGTCGTTGAAACAATTCTTGTGGAAATGGACCCTTAGGTTGCGTAGCAACTTCTGGCACCGGATGTCCTTGTTTTGTAGCTATACGCTCAACTCTCATTAATCATAGTCCATTTTCTATAACGATTCGATAAAGAATATTATATCGGGTTGCGGTTGACATGTAGTGTGTATTTACTGGTATGGTATTACCTGTGGCCGGGTAAAACCGGCCATTAGCACCTCCGTAACAAAAGAGTTGCAGACCGAATTCGGCAGAAAGAGGCCGAATTGCTCAGTGTGAGTGACAGACACATAGAGTTAGGACTGGCTCTCGAGCCTAGGAGAACGAGTGCCAAAAAATGAAAAACAACGTTATATAGCCTCTTGGATAGCCGCACTGATACTGGCAGGAATACCTGCAGCACTAGCAAGTCGAATAGATGGAGCTACAGTTACTATAACTGCAGAAGCTCCTGCGGATCCTCTAGATAAATACAGAAAAGCCAAAACCCTTACAGATGAGGAATTGGTAGATCTCTTATCTCTAGTAGGTTTTGAGGGGAAAGCTCTTAAAATAGCTTGGGCTGTAGCTAAGAAAGAGTCTAACGGACGACCAAAGGCGCACAATGACGATCTTGCAACGGGAGACGATTCTTATGGGATATTCCAGATTAACATGTTGGGTTCTCTGGGAGATGACCGTAGAGAAAAATTTGGTCTAAAAAAGAATACCGAGCTGTTTGATCCAGTAGAAAATGCCAAAGCAGTGTTCTATATGACCGCTAAAGGCACTAACTGGGGTTCTTGGGGATATGGCCCATACGCCCATGATGGCGATCCATCAGAGCCAAAGATTGAGCAGTGGTTGGAAAAGTTTCCAACAAATTAAAGAAAGGCCGGGGAAACCCGGCCTTTTTTATTAATGCTTTCTTCTATTAAAATCTTTTCCAGGTTTATAGTTTCCTTTTAAACCGCCCCTACGCTTAGAAGGACCATCAAAGGGTGCTGGTCTAGAAGCTTTCTTTGGGAGATTTACTGATTCATCTTTATTTGATTCAAATTTTTTCATTTCTTTTTCCTTGTTCGTCTCTTGTTTTCTTTAGCTGTGTTTTTTCCGTGTTTTAGGGGTCTTAGATTACTATCGCTGTCGTCATCGTGATTATTATTCTTATGATCTACATCGGTATCTTTAGATAGTTTACCGTGTTTTTTTTCATATTTATCACGAGCAGCGTTTTTAGATGTAGTGTGCCATTTACCCTCAGAATCCTTGTAATGTTCAACAATAATTTTACGACCACCGTTTTGCTTAGATCCCTTGTAAGCTTTACCTTTGGCTACAACTTTACGGTTTGACATTCTTTACAACCTTTTCACGAGGATACGGCTCAATACGAGCTTTAATAGTTCCGTCCTTACGTAAATACACAATCCAGCCGTCTTTAATTTGAGTTTTATTAAAACCGCGATGTGGTTTAAAACTTCCTGAGCTCATGCCCGCACTCCTTACATTTCAATGGATCTCCAAAGGGTATTCTATTAGATACTCCGCAGTTAAAACACACGAATTTTACTGAACTCACTGTTTTCCTTCTTCACTTCCAGTACCAAAATGATCATTTCGGGTCATATCATTAATTGTACCCTCATTACAGCTATCGCATTTAGACCCATGATTTAAATTAGTTTTCCTATCTGACTGAGAGGCATGCTCTTTAAGCCATCCCTTATTCTGCCTAGCATCCGCTCTGTAAGTAGAACATTCCTCACACTCATCATCATGATCCATAAATAGGATGCCCTCAGCAGGAGGTATGCCATAACGTCTACGCTTATCTGCCTCATTAAGAGCCTCTATAGCATGTAGCCTTCTATACCACGCAGGCCTATCAATACTCATATACTCCACCAGCCGCCATATTTGGCACCTGGGTTGGCTTCTCTCCATTCTCGATGTAGTTTGTTCTGAAACTTCCAATCTATTCTGTGCGTAAGCTTACCGCATAGAGTGCATATGTCCTCATCCATGTCTTTATAGACATGCTCACACATCATGTTGTCCTAAATTGCCGTCCAGGTTGGATTGGAGCCCACCTAGCTTGAGCATGTTGAGCACAACCTCTACTCTGTACTTTCTGAGTACATCCCCAATCACAAGCCATAATTCCTCGTGCCGCTGAATCTCTTAAATCAGCCATAGCTTCTTCTGGAGTAGTTGCGCCAAGCCATTCTGGTGGTACTTCCTTACTTCGTTCCTGCTGCATTTTAGGAGTAAATCTTTTGGAATTATGATCGCTGCTTGTTCCTGGTTGGGCCACTAAATGATGCGTTGATTGACCTACTCGTAAAGCGTTAGCACGTGCGGCAGACTCTGATTTTTTAGCTTGTTCTCTAGACACGGGTGGTTTTAATGTTCCACCGGTTTCACGTTTATATGATGCACGTCCTTTAGCATTTAGTCCGCCTTCAGGGTTTTTACCCTCTTTGCGTTTCCAAGCTGCTGATTTAGCCATTTGTTTGAGCCTCTCCACATGAGCAGTCGTTTTTAAATTGTCCGCATGGACCGCAGGTCATACGTTCTTTGGGGGTTAACCCGCCAGTAGATTCTTGTCTATTTTCGTATAAATGTACTTGCTTATAGCTAGCAAGAGGAACACCGTAGGCAATAGAAGCGTTTACAACTCTGGGATCATTCCAAGGGCGTGCTGATTTAGATGTACGGTCAGAAACGCTCATCCGTACTTTTCGTGTACCGTAATTAAGATCCTTTTTACGACGTCCCATTAGTTACTAGATTCTCCGCTTACTCCACGACCAGGCGTACGTAACTGTACGTCTTTGTCAATTTTAGGCAGGTAAGGTATACCGCTTAAGTATTCAGCGGCTTCCCTAGCATTATGTCGTAAAGACTTAGCACCCCGTGCTTTAGAAGTATTCTGCTTAAAGCTAGACTTTCTGTTCATTACTGGCCCTTCTTAGGAGCCTTCTCAGAAGTCTTTCTAGGTTTTTTAGGGCTACCTTCTCCTGCAGGCAATATTCTGCCAATTAATGGCATAGTCTTGCCTTCTTTAGGAGGAAGCTGTTTACTTCTTGCAGCCGTAGGTTCTGGCACACCCACGTCAAATAGACGTCGTGGAGGATTAGATCCTCGCACTGTGTTAGCGCCAGCAGTTTCTACGTTAGCTTCTTGTTCTGTAAGCGCACGTACATTACCGCCCAAGAATTGACGACTCCTACCTTCAAATGGAATCATGTATTGTTTTGAAGCTGCCTTTGGTGTAGGAGCCTCTTCACGATTATTAAAATCACTTACCTGCCTAACCTCATTGGCATATCCAGATATTCTAGGTTTTCCAGAAGCTGCTTCATCTTGTGCACGAGCAGCGCCAGCGTCTTGTTGAATTTTTACGCCGAAATCAAATGAAAGCTGTCTTCCTTGAGGTTGAGGACCGCGGAACATTTTGCCCATTTCATCAGATCTACGGCCTGCATATACCTTACGTAGATCTTCTTCTGAAAATCCACCAGTACCGGTCTGAGTAACTAATACAGCACGACGTTGCTGAGACTCTCCAGTTACAGGGTTTTCTACAACCGTAGTGCCACCACGACGTCCGGCACGAGGAGGCAAAGGCTTAGGATTACCTTGTTCGTCTCGAACTGCAGGTATACCCTCTCCTTTAATAGTAAACATATCGTCTTTACTTCTTTTTGGTCTTCCAACGGGAATAGGAACTAACTCTTCAACGTTACTAAATCCTGGACCAGGAACTTTTTGAATACCTTTAGCGACTTTGCGTTTTCCTACAAAACCCCTGCTAGGTCTGCCGGATACTTCATCGTGTGAAGATTGAGCTGCTTCTAAAAGTCCGGTTACGTCATCCTGATGGCGTTGTCTAGAGGATCTAGAATCATCGCCTTTTTGCTTAAGAACATCAATATCGCCTCTAAATCCTTGAAGAACACGAGCAATCATCGTAGAAACGTTTGGAGTAATACCTACCTTAGCTAAAGTTTCTCTATCTTTAAGCGATCCAGCAAGAGAGCCGTCTTCTCCCCATCCTTTAGGAGGTGCAGTAAATCTCCAAGTAGGTCTGTTTCTATCTCCACCTTTATGATGTCCATAATGAGTTATTACAGGCTCAACAGTTCCTGAAGCTGCAGATCCTTTAGTACCTTCAACTTCTTGTACTGTTCTTTGTCCTCCCCATGGATGTTGCAATTGCTTGACCATATCGGGGTGCATGTCAGAAACTCTATAAACTTTTGGAGCTCCTGATTTGTCAGTTTCCGTAGGATGTTGCCAAAATTGTGTTTTTGCAGCTTCTGTTGGTTTAAATTCATTTTCTGCAATTTTTTCTAATCCCATCTCTCTGTGAATTTCCATTTTACGTCGAGAACGTTGGAACTGCATAACACCTTCATGAAGAGTAGAAAGACGATTTCTTGCTTCTCTGTCATTTTTTCCAAGATAATTTGTAATCTCATCATGAGACAAATTGGTATATGTCATAACACGGGCTTTTTGATCGTGCTCGACATTAGTCATACGTTCTACTTCTATCGAATCTTCGTTAGGTTCAATACCCCTATCAAACAAAGAACTTGCAGCTAGACGTTTTGATACGCTATCAATTTCGTATCTAGACTCTTCATTAGCTGTTCTAGCTACCGGTGGGTTCTGCATTCCCCTTTGTAGACGCTTTTCAGCTCGTCTAGGGGATTGGGTAGGAACAAGTTCTGGAGTAGGAGTAGCAGTCCTACTGTAATTAATATTTCCTAGGGTAGAGGGGCCACGCTGAGCTTCTTGGAATCTTTGTTGAGCGGGGGTGGGTTCTTCTCCCATACCTACACCACTAACAGTAGCGTCTTCAGTTAGGTTTGTTCTAGAAGCGGCAGATGCTGCTTTTGCAGCTCTGCGTTTTTCCATAATAGTTTTAATAACTGTAGGATCTGATTTTGGCGGCTCTGCTTCAAACTTTTGCACTGCTTCAACAGTTGCCCTATCTTCTGCAGCATCTCTTGGATCTAGTTTAGCTTTTTGACGAGGGGTGGTAATTCTTTCGCCATAACCAGTAGGGTTTGCTTCTAAAGTTTCGTTTGGTTTTGCTATTGGCCTAGCAACAGTAGTATCAACAATTGGGGTTGATTCTTTAGGCTTAGGAGTAATGTTACGTGCAGCACGACGTCCCGCATACTCAGCTATATCACGTTCAGTACGTTTGCTCAATGCTTCAGAACGAGATTTCTTTCGTTCAGCTTTGCGAGGATCTTCAATACCCTTACGCTTTGGCTTTCTTGGTTTTTTTTCTTTTGCCACTATGCGCCCGCTTTACGTACCCTAGGTTTACGAACTTTCTTTGGTCCAACAGACGGAGTAGTATCTATTTTTCCAGCACTATCTTCACGCTTGGCTACCATGGAATCATAAGCTTTGTTTAATCCAAGACCTTCTGCTTCTTGAATATTTCCACTAGAAACTGCGTCAGAAACTTCTTTTTTAGTTACATAGGGTCGTTTTTTACGTTTAGGTGCCATCACCGGAAATTCCTGGACATCTTTACCTCTTGCCATAGCATCTTGACGTTGTAACATTGACTCTTGATAGGCAACTCCCGAACGTGGAGACCAACGAGCATTTAATGGATCTTCAGCAGGACCATACTTTTGAAGCGCTGGGTAATTAAATTCACCAGTTTTTTTATTTTTAGACGTGCGCTTTTTTTCAAATGCAAAAGCATTTTTTGCGTTGTTCTTTTGAACCATGTCTGTACCAACAACTTTGCCAGCAGCTTGAGCAGCTGCAGCATTCATGGATCTCTTGCTCATTTCTTCAGTTAAAAACTGTTGCTGCCAGGCAAAACGTTCTTTATTAAGCTGCTCCATACTTCTTGCACGGAACATGCCAAAAATTTTATTTACCCAACCACCCCCACTTCCGCCTCCAGAACTTGGATTAACCGGTAGGTTGTTTACTGATTTATTCACGAAAAACTCCGCTCTTGGTTGGTACTCAGAAGTCTAGCAATTCCTCCTTGGTCTGTAAGGGCTTTAGCGTGCCTATTGTAATGATGGAAGCAAAATACAAGGATTCCAGAGGGCATATCTACCCTAACTCCAGCCCGGGCTGGGCATCGGTCGCAACGATCTACTACAGTGACTTCTACTAAAACTTCTTGGACTTCTTTAACAGTTGTCATAGAGCAATCTTCTCACAAATGCCAAAGGCCGGGGAGATAAACTCCACCGGCCTCTGCGCTATTCAGTTGTACTATGCGGTGAATGCGAACTTGACAAGAGCAACTGAAGCTCCAAGGTTTGCCACTGTTGCGGCAGCTGGAGTTTGAGTCTTTACTAGTCCATCATTCTGTGCTGTTGCACCAGCTGCGTTATTTGCAGTGGTTACAGCACCCTTAACAAAGCCAGCAGCAACGAGTGCAGTATTAGCTGCAGCCTCTGTCAATCCTACTACGTTAGGAATTGCAGCTTGGTCAATTGTATCTAGGAATGGTGCTTCAGGAGTGTAGTCTGGATAACCGTTCCAGTTGTTAAGTGCAATACTATGGTTGTTTCCTACAACTGTTCCTGGTGAGCCAAGTCCTGGGCTAAGTGTAACTGTAATATCTGTCTTTGTTAGAGCTGGGCTTGCTTTAACAGAATAGCCGCTCCAATCTACATTTTGTGCAGAATTTGCAGCTACGACTGTGGTAGAGCTTCCATCTCCAACACGTTCGTCGTCAGGTTGCATCGGTAGGTTACCCCACACGAAGTCAACCTTAATGTTTCCTGATGTATCGTTTGCCATTAAATTTCCTTCACTTGATCAAGGTGATTGTTCGGGTTTGAACCCACATATAGTGACACAGTTTATTCCTCCTGTACGTATGTATGAATGTTTCCACCTGAATAGATATCATGCTTGCAGGAGATCTCAATAGCCTTCTTCAAAATCTTTTCCGCGACGGCCGGTGTACTTACTTTCGTATAGTTATAGGCCTCTAAAGCTCCAAGAGCTATATCTCCACCACTGCCGGCATAGTAAACGCGGCGGGCTTCTCGATCCCAAGAGTAATCATTAAAGATCGGGTATATAACGCCTCTAACAACAACTAGAAGGTTAGAGTCTTGCCAAGCAGCGTCGCCATCTTCTTTACCATCAAAGCCAGCCTCAATGAAAGCTTTACGCATTGAGGGGATAAAACGGCGGGTAATGAAACGATCTAACTCTTCTCCAACTCGAGGTTTGGGGGCTTTCCAACCTAACTGTGCAATGTTTCCACCACGGGATGCACCAGATACGGCAATTAAGATTCCGTTATTATTAATAATCTTAGAGTTTGCTAGTTCCATATAACGACCACCTTCATCAGATGCTCGTGAATCGCAACCTATAACGGCCCAGCCATCACCTTGTATAGCAGCAAGTGTTGTCATTAATACCCTTCAACATTTCGGGGGCCCGTATTGGTGTGATACACCCTAGCCGAGTATTAATACTATCAGAGCTAACGACCTTCTTCGCTACCGTACTGGAGGTTGTCGGGGACTTTACGGGGCAACATACCGGGGGAATTGGTTACTTCTTGCCAGGGAAGGGTGTCAATACCGTTATAGTAGAGGTATTTACCTGTAGAGTCGGAAGACTTCAAGCCTTCCCATAGCTCTTCCTCTATCGACTCTGTGTACATAATCCACTTGTTGTCACGAAAGATAATTACTAGCGTTCCTGTATCTTTGTTATAGCCTAATACTTTGGCTCTAGGAAAACTTAAATTAGTTGTAGGAGCGATTACTACCTCATACCCTGGTCCGAATGGATTATAGCCTGAACTTTTCTCGTCTAATAAATTTCTAGGCGCTCCCATGCGATCTGCGATAGCTTGTTGAATGTTAAAGGTTCTATCGCCTTGTTGCTCTTCCGCTTGTTGTCTACGACGAAAGTAGCTTGGATCTATGTTTTGATTCCTTCTGGCCATGTTTGCACTATACCTCTCCGGCCACTGCCTGAAATGACAAAGGTCTGGAGTTGTCCGGCTACTGCCTTGTAAACATAGTCGTACTAGTTTGTTTCAGCTGCTGCAAAGTCGGGGTGCTAGGGGTTTAAGGGTGGGGGGTGGTAATTCGATATCCATAGGGGGTGGCTCGCAAGCGCGACCAAGTTAGGCGGTAGGTGGTATTTCTATACCTACACGCCTCCTGTTAGGTAGCCTTCCTGCGTTGCCTATGCGGGGTTCAACTGAAGTTATCCCCGCATAGGCGCTAGTCATGCGCTCGCATGGCTTATACAGAAAGGGAACGCTAGTGAATACATCACTAGAGATGGCTCGCGCCATCATCAAAAGCAACACCTCCGAGTTGCTCGGTATTGTCGCTCAGGTATTTTCTGACGGCACAGCAACCTCCCCTAACGACTTACTTGGTGAGAAGCCTTCCAAGACTTCTCGTGGCAAGGCGTGGGGTGCGTATCTTATCTACCTCGGTGTAGAGGACAAGGTAGTATCCAAGAACATCAGGGTTCTTGCCTATGCCTACGACAAGATAGACACCAACGCTAAACCTTCCGAAATCGTCAAGCAACTTGACGCCTTTCGTGCTGAGATGGTTGTTAATAAGGAAATCCTACTTGCCGAAAGCGTGGCTAACGGCGAGTATCTCACCGACCAACTTGATAGCATTGACTCAGCGGTCAAGGCTATTGAGAGTAATCCGCTATACCCAACACTAGGGCAGACCAACTCATTTGAGCGTTTGCTCTCCCGTATGACAGCCCTTCAGGGGTCATTTAGGGTCGTTGATAAGCAGGTCGCTACCCACGCCTAATCGTGGCGTAAATCGCATGGCAGGGGGAGTTTAGGCTCTCCCTGCCCTTATCTATACTCATAGTTATCACTTGGCTACTGCCGATAGCGAACTCTCATCTTTGAGAGTCCAAGCGGGTTTGGTAATGCCCCGTATCGCTATTAGCAGATAGTTCGCATACTTAGTTTGCGGATAACTGTGAGTATAGATAGGGAGTGTCCATAACCTAGACGAACTGCCTTTTGGCAAGAGTAGTCTAGGCGGACTGTATTCTCTCTTCGTAGGTGGCTATCTAACAACTTGTGTCTTCTGTCTAAAAGAGAATACGCCCCCGCCGACCCCTGTTTATTTGTCGGTTGGGGCGTATTACTCTGATGGCTAAGAGCATACATAGGGACTAACCCCCTTTCTCCTTATCGGCTATAACACTTGGGTCTTATTCTTTCTACCCTTGCTGGAACAATGCCTAATCTCTGTGTATGCTCTTGGCTATCAGAAAGGAGTCTGTTATGACTAATAGCCAACGCAAGAATGGAAAAGCGTTCAAGAAGAACCCTGGTTCAGCTCAACCCCCGAAGACGAACTTCGCCCATGTAAATGGTCGTAGTGCTGAGTCTCATGCTTTGCGTGAGTCTTGGAAAGCCATTGGTGGTAGAGCAGATAGCAACCACATTCCTCATTGGAAAACAGGAGTAATTCCCCGAGCAATTCCCCGTAGGAAGACAGGAGTAACGAATGTTTGAGTTTATTTTATTTGGCGGTATGTTCTGTATCGCTTATTTAACTGTTCTCAACTTAATTCGATTACGCCGTTACAACAGAGCCAAGATAGAGAAGGTTGTGCCTTCTATGCCTGATGTAACGACAAAGTAAGTCCCCCGCGAAATTTTTGTGCGCATGGGGAAGAGCCCCTTTGACTTATAGTCTTTTCGACTGTAAGTTGAAGGGGCTTATTTTTTTTGTTTTTTTTCCCCTTATTTCCCCATCAAACCAATAGTAAAGAAAGGAGAACACAATGACTGAGCCTATTGTATCCGTAATAAGATGCGGAACAGTATTACAGGGCAAAGGTGTATCGGAGGGAGCAACAGTATTGCTCTTCAAACCCGTTCCAAACGATGCTTCAAATACTACTGTTCTGTGCTATGCGCCTAAGTCCGTTAACAGCCCCTATGTTGTATGGACTTATAACGAAATCACTGGTTCATGCTCAACAGGAGATTATTTTCAAAACCAAGCCGAAGCAGCAGCGGAATTTGCTGAAAGGACTTGGTAATGATTAAATCAACGATAAACATCAAAGTATCTGTTGATGAGAAGATTACTTTATCGCAATTTCAACGGATACATACTTCATTAGAAGCGGAAATCAACCGCTTTCTTCTATCCCTAATAATAAACAACCAAGTAATGCAAGATAGAGGAGAACCATGTTCACTTGTGACACATGCGGTGATCCCGTCATTCCCGAGCGTTGGGAACTTGGGAGTAGATGAGGAATAGTTAAATGACAACACTAGAGAAATTCGCTCAAAGAGTCAAAGACACTCGAGAGGCAATTCCAGCCACGATTGAAGAGATAGCATTATTTTCTCAACTAACACCTGAACGAGTAGCGTCTATTGAAAGTGGCAAAGATAACAGCGTAAATGCGCTAGAAATTCATCGCCTTGCTTTTGCGCTAGGTGTCACCTATCAAAATCTAATGTTCGGAAAGGATTAGATGCACTTCCGCTTACCGAAAAAAAACCATCAAAACTACTTAATAGGAGTAGAAAACAATGAAAACCAAAAGCAAAAACACCTTGATAATCAATAAAGAAAAGCGTCGCATACTCAATGCTAGGACTAATGCAGCGCAAATGGCTAAAACCATACTCGCTCGTAGGTATCGTGACGAATACAGGGTTTTATACACCCGAATACTAAAAGAAGAGTTTGGTATAGATACCAGAGTGATGTCTATTCAATCAAAGTATGCAAAATACGAGTCACAAAACAAACGAAATGTAATAAGCGCTCTCGTAGACCTAGAACAAAAAATAACGCGTAACGCGGTGCGTAAAGGAATAATTAAATGAAGTGGAGTAATGCTCAAGGTAGACGTGATCATAACAAATGTGCTCAAAGAGCAGGCACAATCTTGCGTAATAGGTATAAACAAGAGTGGAAACAAGCCGTAATTGAGGCAGCACAGAGTAACTATGCTAATCCTCAAAAACGTGCTGATACCGTCATTCGAGTCAAATACAAAATAGAGTGGAAGCGTGAATTTGAGATTCATGCCAAACTTATTGGCTATTCCACAATGACTATGAGGCAGCTGCGCTCTATACAGAAAAAAAGCGAACAACTATCAGAACGTCTAAAGAAGTTATCAGTTCTCGTAAAGGAATAATATGAACTACAAAAAGAAATGGGCATAGATGTATAGGGCATCACAGGCTTTCCTGTGGTGCTCTATCTATCTGTGATACGCACAGATAGAAGATAGAAGAAGGATACCCAAGCCATGAAAAAGGCAATTCAAATCAAGACCACAGGTGAGGTTGCTGAGTTAGACATCACTGAAAACTCACTCACTACCTTGCAAACTGCAGTTGGTGGTTGGGTGCAAGCAATCGACATTGCCACAAACCCTACGTTTACATCAACGCAATGGACTGGCATAACCATGTGGTGCAACGAGGAAGGCAAACTCACTGGACTACCGCACAACCCTTTTGCACAGTTCATGTGGGATAAAGCTTTCGGTCCACACACCGACTACATCGTGGGAGACATCGTTCTCACAGGTGGCACAGACAAAGAAGGCGAAACGCTGGGACTCTCAGACGAGCAAACTGAAATCATTTCAAATATTGTTGAAAGAGTTCGTCAGTTCGTTGAGCCAAGAACTGTAATAACGCCAATGTAATAACGCAATAAAATTAGTACAGCACGGGTTTGGCAGGCTTATTAGCCTTTGGGACCCCTCGCTTACGCTAAATGTCCTGAGCATGACAATTAAAAAGGCTCACACAAAGCCTAACCTAATAAGAAAGGAAATAAAATGGGTTTAGATATGTACTTAAGTGCTAGAAAGCATATTGAGAAAACCGACTGGAATAAATTAGATAGAGATAACTTTGGAAGCGAAACTCGCTATTCCGAAGCGACATTCCCACAATGGGATAATGTTGTTAAGTCTGCTGGATTAACTACTCTAGTCGATAGAGAAAGTATTTATGGGCTAGATGTTACCGTGAATGTTGCATATTGGCGCAAGGTCAATGCGGTTCATGGCTGGTTCGTAGAGAATGTGCAGAATGGCGAGGACGACTGTGGCGAATACTATGTATCGCATGAAAAATTGAGAGAATTAGTTAGACTGTGTACTTTTGCCGTTGCCAATAAAAACCCTAATCTAATACCGCCGAGAGGAGGATTTTTCTTTGGCGGAACGGACATAGACGGGTGGTATTGGGAAGGTCTAATGGAGACCATTAATCAACTTCAGCCTCTTATCGATAGACCTGATTTCGATAAACTTTCATTCTATTACCAGTCATCTTGGTAAATATCGTGACAAAAATAGAGTTCTCGCCTAGTAGGTGCTTGCATCGAAAGGAAGGGACGTCGTGCTCGCGACGATAAATAAGGGAGCACCGGAACAGCAGAAGTTCCGCAGCCAGATACGTCCCATTCCTATTGCTAGACAATAGATGGGCTCCGTTGGCAGAAAACAAATCAAAGTCCTGAGCATGACTTGACAAAAAAAGAGCTCTTAGAAGACACATTGAATAGGCTTGTGATTGTAACTGAGAACGTAACCTGTAGTAGGGTGTAACTGCGAAACTACAGCGAGCGTGAAGAAGCAAAACAGTACGGACTTAGGTGCTTGAGGTACAGGCTCTGAGGTAGTTACCTATCTAAGTAAGAGCAGAGGCATAGTGAAGTGGTCATGACATTCACCATGTATGTAGTTCTGCGATGCAAGAGGGGCTGTGTAGCGAGTCTCGCACAATTCCACAAGTAATTCAATGTGTCATCTAATCATTCAGGTTTGCACGGGGGATCACCAATGGTGTCAATTGACTTGTAGGGTTGAATATGTCCTCCCTCGCAATACCGGACTAGCGGTTACATCTAGTCAAGCCCATGTAAGCGTCAAAGTTTACGTGGGCACGCTCGTGTCAACACATGGCACGTGGCAGAAAGGCACATATGTATATGAGAAAAAAGAAAGTTCTCAAGCTGATTGAAGACATGATGCTTCGTTCTGAGTTAGACGCTCAGGATTTAGACAACATGCACAGTCGTGCCTACCACTCTGGAGTCATTGACGGAATGGGTGACATTCTATATGCTCTCTCACCAGAAAGAGCAAGAAGGTTTCCCATCTCTATTAATTGGTTCGAAGAGGACGAACAAGTATCCAAGCAAGAACTTGATCGTATTCAAGAAGCAGAGAGGGAGCGCACGTTTGAATACATCAATCGTGAGAAAGAGGTGTATCAATGATAGTTGACAACTATCAAAGTGCTGCTGATTGGCTCAGTAGAGGTAAGCGTAAGTGGGAGCGCCCGCTCTACACACGTGGTCTTGCACTACGGCGTGTACCAGGAACTGGGAACATAACTACATCTTCAGACATTGAAGTGTTCTGTAGATGGAATCAGCAAACATTAGTTACGTATCATGCAGATGGTACGACAACTATACAAGCCAAAAATTATCAAACTCATTGGGGTAGATCACACAACCCATTGTATTCATGGAGTACACGCACAGTCTACAGAGACTTTGCAAACCTTCGTGATGTATATCAACGCAAACATAAAATACATGTGGTGTTTCAAGATGCTAAAAACAAACCAGGCAAATTATGCAAATGCAGACGTTGCGGTGGTTCTGGATTAGTAGATGGTTGGTGTCAAGTTTGGTGGTGCTCATATGGCAAAGAGTGCACCATACAACCAAGATGGGAACCCTTAGAGGGGAGCCCTTCACTAGAGCACAAGCACCCATGTGAACATGGACAAACCCAAAGTCATTACATTCCCAGAGCAGAGACTTGTTCTCGTTGTAATGGAAGTGGAAAAGCCGTTTACGGAGCAGGCTATCAAAGCATGCTGTGGGACGGCTCACCATTGCGCCTACAACAAGGCATATTGATAAATCACAAACCAAGCGAACTAGAGAAAGCGATAGCAGCATATGTCTCAATCAGTTGAGTTCAACCCAATGTATCAAGGCATATCATTTACAGAAGCAGAAATTACTGACGCTGAATCAATGTCAGCAGAAGTGTTGGTTGCTGAATACAGCAGGGTTATTTTAAAGGACAAGATGATGCCTAAAAACTTCATCAGATTATCTGAAGCAAGTAAAGCGTTTAGAGAAGCATTGACAGCCCAGCTTCTCACGGATGTCACTGACCATGACAGCCTTATAGACACATTTACTGGATGGCTTCAAATGACTCCATCAGGAGTTAGTACGTTGAAGACTCTACAAGAGTATTCAGCAGCCATTACTTTTGCTGTCGAGCGTAAAGACTTGACAGTAAAGATTATCAAGCGAGGAGAACCAGGAGAAACCTCACCTGCTGTCTGGTTGATAGTCGATGCCATGAAAAAAGGTATGCCTGGCGTCATGTATCAAAACTTGATAATCAACAGCCGTCATTCTGCACTCCGACAACTAGAGGAACAACAGCAAAACGGATATCTAAAGCATTACCTACAATAAAGAAAGAGAAGGTAAGCGAGTGAAAACATATGCCTATGAAGTTCAGGGCTTATACAATCCCAAGACATACGGGTGGGAAGCGGTATTTACCGCCAGCACTAAAAAGGAAGCTCTCTCTATCTTGAAAGATTATCGCAAGAACGAGAAAGTGCCTTTCCGTATCAAGAAAGTGAAAGAAGGTAAGTAAATGTCACACTTTGACAAGTTCGACATAAATATGTTTATCAACGGTGACGATAACGATGATAACTGTGAGCATGATGACTGTACATCGCTTATGGATACAGCAAAAATGATTATGGCTCATCTAAACGAAAACTACAATGAAAAAGAACACAAGATGATGAACCCACCCTGTGTTACATGCGTTACGTTCCATGTCGCAAACCTGATGGGCATTACCATAGCACTTCGTCACCCAGAAGAATTGCCACTAGAACTGAGACGCCGTGTGCTCTCAGATGATTTCCCCAGCCCATTTTAAATAAGGTTATATATGGCAAGAAGCACTCGAGATTTGGCCTGCCATTCTACTCCGACGCCAAACCGTAATCTGCGGATGAACATGAACGTAAACGCTTCAGGAATAAAGAACGTCACACCCAAGCCAATAAGAGCAAAAACCCTGACTACGGGGTGAGGTGATAACCATCTTTGTTGTTTCCTGTTTTACGTTGCTGACGGTGCGGCCGGACGATCTGCGTCACCAATCTCCTTCGTGCGTAAACTATATAAAACAAAGACAGAGCGAGCGTGGATTCCCTGACAACGCGAGGAAATTAGACTTAACGCATTCAGCCGTATCCTCCGCACTAGAACGTATGGTGCGACGAACAGGTGCCTTGCCACCAGCAAGGCTAAGTGAATGGGCCTATCTGCACGTTGTTTACACTCCACGCCCTCTGTCTTTTAATAGATTTCCGGCACGGTGCCGGGAACTGTAAGCAAATCGCTTACGGACACGAATCCAAATACCGAGAAGGGGTAGGAAATGGATATCGCTATATTCACAGAATCCTACGAGCCGATAATGGGAGCAAAACGCCGTCAAGTTCTCATTACGCCACATGGTGGCGAACTCGTAAGAATCTACACACGGGTCACTGATGGGACTAAGGGTCCTCACAATAAATGGGAGGAAACTGAGTACGACATACTCGTGGGACAGATCGGTGCAGCCGAGCAACTCACACGCACTCCAGTTGGTGTATATGTTACATCTGCTGATGAGCGTGCTATGACGAGCAAGGGTTATTCCCCTGTTCTTGGCACGAAAGCGTGTCAGTCTCATACAAAAGCAACCGTATCCACAGATAACTTGAATGATATCCTCCCAGATATTTATTCACAGGTATCCGAACGCGACGAATCACTCGAGGAATATGTTATCGATGGTCGTCGTCAAGCCGGCTCTGTGGTGCCAGTTGCAGCTGCTCCAACACAAACAATCGCACAGCCAGCAGCGGAAATTAACGCAATGCCACAAACATATGCGCCAACACATGCTGCTCTAGCAACAGTGCCAAGAAAGGAAATAGCCGAACGTTACGTCAGTCGTACGATTTGGGGTAAACAAGACTTCGAAATCTATGACTATGCTCGTGCCAATCAGGTAAATGTTCTTATTTACGGTCCAACAGGTCCCGGCAAGACTTCATCTGTCGAGGCTTGGTGTGCTTCCCGCGGGCTAAAACTCGCAACCGTATCTGGCAATGCATCGCTCGAACCAAGTCAAATGTTTGGCAAAATGATCATGCTAAATGGTCAGTGGGTTTGGATTGACGGTCCTGTTACTGATGTATTTCGTAACGGTGGCTCGTTGCTCCTCGATGAGGTCAACTTTATCAATCCAAAAATCTACACCACATTGTATCCAGCGACAGGTTCGCAGCGTACATTGCAATTGTTGGACCACATGGGCGAAACAATTCAGGCTCATCCAGACCTGACTATCTTCGCTACCATGAATCCTGATTACATCGGTACAACGCCTCTAAACTTTGCGTTTCGCAATCGTTTTGACATCCAAATCCCGTGGGATTACGATGACAAAGTCGAGTCCAAATTGGTCAGTTCAAAAGCGTTACTTGTTGTGGCTCGTCAGCTTCGTGTAGAAGCAAACAAAGGTCAATACGAAACCCCTATCTCCACAAATATGTTGATGGAGTTTATGGAATTTGTAAATGGATTGAACTACGAGTTTGCTGTTGAGAACTTCATTGCTCACTTCACACCAGAAGAAGCAGCGTCTGTTCGTCTCGTATTCCAGACCCACGAACACAATATCAAGTCTGACTTCGGAATTGAAATTCCAGTCACTGTTGTACAACCCGAAGAGTCATTGACCCCTGAGCAAGAACTTGAACAGTGGGTTGGTGGTTTTGTCCCTTCACACTAGAAAGGATATAAATGCCTCTTATAAATGACCTTGATGATATTTATCAAGGATTTAGTTGGCAAAGGGAAGTTAGAGAGGAAGATGTGCAGGAACGTGCATTACAACTTGGAACTCTAAGTCGTGTGTATGAACAAGCAGATCGTGTCCTAACTGGCGATCCGATTGTTGTGAATGTCGTAAAAGAAGGTCCCGCACCAGCGTGGTCTGACGGTGCGACAATCACGCTCAATGCTTCTGAAATTCTAGAAATGGATTTGGAAACATTGACACAAGTAAACGGCCTAAATTATCACGAGCTGTGTCATCAGTTATATACGCCTCGCAAAGGCACAGAGATGGTCAAGTATGTGATAGAGAATAAACTAATGGAAAGTATGAATATCCTCGAGGATCAACGTATCGAGACGCTATTCACTGCTAGATATCCTGCAGTTATTCCTTATCTGTCTGCCACCTGTGCTCGCTGGCTAAGTTCTAAAGACGCAGACACGTCTGGTAACTATCTGGCTATACGTGGTCGTCGATATCTACCGGTAGAAGTTCGAGAAGCATACCGAGATGCGTTTGCATACCCCGAACTTATTCCCACTATCGCAAGAATCATCGACGAGTATAGGTTGTTGGTATTTCCTAAAGACTACAAGAGAGCCATAGAACTGATAGAACAGTTCAATGAGTATATTCTCAAGCCCACAGGAATACTGGATGCAATCAGACAACAGGTTGCTGCTTACAACTGCAATCCTGCAGATAGCACAGGCTGCACTCACGGTGGTCCTTCGGGCTGCGGTGGTCGTGCACCTATGGTTAAAGGCAGACCAGAGCCAGGTAAAGCTCAAGAGCGTGATGCTCAACGAGCAAAAGGTCAAGGTAAAGCCGAATCTGACTATACATATAAACCTAAACCAAAAGCTACAAATAGCAACGACAATAAACCAAAAGCTACAAATAGCAACGACAATAATAAAAACAAAGAAGATAATCCTAGTGCTGGTAACAGTAATAAAGAAAAATCTGAAGTTACTCACCGCACTGTAGATGAAGCGCTAGCAATACGAGAAGAAATCAAACACCTAGACCCAAGTATAGGTTCAGGTCATACTCCTAGTGTTGGCGGTATTCCAGAGCACATTGGAGACATGCTAGAGGATATCATCTTTGATACTCTAAACAACAAAGACGTTATAACCGACATCAAAGCCAAGCAACGAATCATTGTTGGTGGCGATGGTAAGTATGACGATCAAAGTAAGCGTGGCAAGTTTGACGACACAACAATTCCCTACGAGGCAATTACAAACTATCGTAGATTTGCCAAAGAACTGCAACGCTTGCGTGATCTCTCAGAACCTGGTTGGATTAGAGAAACGCCATCAGGCAAACTCAATATCAAACGAGCCATGGCTGGGTGTGAGCCTGACGTGGCATTTGATAGATGGGATGAAGGCGACGAGAGCTGTGATATTGAAGCAGTAATTTGCATCGATAGATCTGGCTCTATGACATACAAAAACAACGATAGAAATGCGTCTGTTGCATGCTGGACTATCAAACGTGCTCTTGAGCATATCGGTGCTCCAGTTACTGTATACGCTTTTGACGATCAGAATGAAGTTGCATACAGTAGAAACGAGAAAGCCGATCGTTTGCAATATAAATTCATTTACGGAGATGGTGGAACCAATCCTTATACCGCATTGCTTGAGGCTGAGCAGTTGCTCATGTCTTCACGCAAAAAGAATAAGATGTTGTTTATCATCACCGATGGCGATTTCCACAGTAACCCGAATGATGAGGTTATTGAGCGTATCGCAAAGCGAGGTATTCTTACTTCGACAATTCTAATCATGGACGAGAGAACGTTTAAAAGCCATTATGATGGTAAAGATATGAAAACTGTAGCCCACAAAGCTGAGATCTTTGGTCGTATATCCCATGCGGGAGAGTTGCTGCCGTTTGCCAAAGCGGTAGTTACTGGTGCCATTCGTAAGCGCTCGAGACGGTAGAAGGGAGAAACTATGTACATAGTTTGGGACAGCTTGACTGAAACCATAATAGGTCCATTCAATGCATATGAAGATGCTCAGATGTTCGTGCTACATGCTGGCGACGTTTTGTCTGAGACCAGTGCTTCTGAACTAACTATCGAACCTGTGTCTGATCCACAAGAGTGGGCTCTTGACAACTCACTAGATGGTTCGGTATTTTCTACTTCAGGAGGTTAACTAATGCCAAGCAAGCATGAACTATATATGACAGCCGGACGGTTCAAAGAACAATCCGATGCTCGTCATGAAGAAGACAGAAAAATAGTTGCAAAACTATTTATCAAACATGGGCAAGAAGATCTTCTGCCTATATTAGGACTAGAAGATGTACTAACAGAAAAAAGAGAGGAAAAAAATGCCTAATTGGTGTAGCAATGTGCTCATCATTCAGGGAGAACCTGATGAGGTTGGTGAACTGTTAGAGTCAGTAAAAGAGGGCTCTACTGTATTCAGCCTAGATAAGGTCATAACAATGCCGAACGCATTGCGTGGCGTATCTGCTCCCGAACGTGATGACAATACAGCATCCACTAATCTAAAGCTCTACGGAGCTAAAGATTGGTACGACTGGTCTAATCTAAACTGGGGTACGAAGTGGAATGTAGATGCAAAAATTACTGAAGACAGTGGCAACTCTGTCTTACTTAATGCGCATAGAACTGTGCGAATTGAGTTTGACTCTGCATGGGCTCCGCCCTTGCCGGTCTACGAAGTGTTGGCAGCACGCTGGCCCAACACAAACATTTACGCTGCCTATGACGAACCAGGTGCAGACTTTGCTGGATATGTCATGTTTACAAAAGGTAAAGCAGTAAAAGAAAGCAATTTCAAATCCCCATCAAATTATATGAACTATATCAATCCTTCAACCATGGAAGAAGTGTTCTATTGGTTTCCCGATGAAGAAGAGTTTGAGGAGGTGGAAAGTTATGTAGAATCAACAAAAACACGACACGAAGCTACAAAAGCAATGCTTACAAAAGCAACGTTTAGAAAGGAATAACAATGGATAAAGATATGTATTACAGCATACTTGTATCATTCTATATACAAGTTGCCAAATGGCGTATCGATGATCCCAAGATCAAAGATAATTGGGAGTATTCCTTAGCTATCTATGATCGTAATAAAGGTGAATGGGTCAATATCAACGACCTAAAAAGACCTGGCGAGTTCGGCAGCCTGTACGAAGTTAAATTGGGTAAGGTAGTTGAACTAAGTGAAGTAGAAAAAATACTGAAACTGAAACCTCCGGAAAAGTGATTCCGGAGGTATCTGACGGAGTAGCCTATTAGAGCTTACTGCGTTAGTATACAGCAAGACGAAGGGAGTTGAGACTATGCAGTATATACGAGTAAGAGACAAGCAAATCCAAAAGCTAATAAAGTCTTTGGAAGCTGCTGGTCTCGAGGTCACCAAAACTGCGGGGAAGCAACACGTAAAAGTGCGTAATCCGAAGACTGGTAAAATTGTCTTCTTCGGAGCTACCTCTAGTGATTGGAGAGCCTCTAAGAACATCCTGCGAGATCTAAAACAAGTAGGATACAACAATAAAACACTAGGATAAAAATAGGAGTACAAAATGCCTAGAAAAGTAAAACAACGTGTAAAAGTAAGTCTAAAGCTAAATCCCGATAAGGGAGGTGGATGGTTATGCGAAATTCGTTACTTTGACGATGCCGAGATTCTATTTGCTGCAGACATGACTGCGTGGAAAAATGCTTCTGCTGCAAAACGGTATATCAAACAAAAAATTCAAACTACCACACCAAGAAAAAGCATCAAATTACTCCCAGGATATGGGGCGGATTCAAGCATCAAACCTGTCTCTTTCTTTGGAGATATGACCTATGCGGTGGCCGCATGAAAGCACGAGACGCAGTTGACGTTATCCAACAAGTAAATCCTGATGACGAAGTAATTATGTTGCTTTGGACTAAAGATACTTTTGATGACGAAAATGTTCTTACAAATGAAGCTTGGAAAAAAGTTGTTTCAGTGATGGAGGACGAGGGTGGCTTGGATTCAGGCGACCAACAAATTTCTGAAATCATTTCTGATTTTGTTTCTGAGTATTCGGAACCAAGGGGTGATGCATGAAAGTTCAAGAACTTGTAGAGCAATTAAAGCAATACAAGCCTGACCACGAACTCATTGTTGCGTATTGGGACAAAGAGACTATCGAAGGCTACACAAAGGATTTGACTATGACCCCTGACCAATGGTCTGAGGTCGTCTTTCAATACGAAGATGGTGAATACTATTGGCAGAGTATTGCTGCAGAGGACTTTGTTGATTTGGCGAATAAAGTTGTGGGGGAACACGCATGAAGTTTAAAGTTGAGCACACAGTGACTAACACTTTCGAAATAACTTTCGAAGCCCAAGATAGAAAAGAAGCTGATCAACTATATTGGGAGTTTAGTCATGGAGACCGGGATTTAGAAAAGTTTCCCGGATATCGCAAGGTTAACAAAGGCTCGCGTGAGCATTACAAGTTCGACGTGTAGCCAATGACTAAAACAGACTGCACAACGTGTTATGGAAGTGGGACTGTGGGTTGGACAAGCCCAGATGGAGACTTTGATGTCGAAACCTGTGAGTGTCAATACCCTGAAACTACATCCTGACAGGACTGTATATAAATACGTTAGCCCTCGCCTTACGGCGGGGGCTAATGTTTGTGTTGGCGCATTTCGCCAGTCCTTATCTATTTCCTTCTATTTCCTCAAAATCATCTTCCAACTCTTCTAATTCTTCTAAGTCTTCAATATCTGACAATTCATCTGGCCATTCATCGGCAAATTCATCATCAAACTCATCCTCAAATAAATCCGGATCTAAGTTATCTTCTTGCATGTACTTTCCCCTGACTATTATCTTTGATTAGCTTTACTTCACAAGAATCTGTGGTGCAATATGCTTCTCCGACAGCATCGGCCGCCATGCCCGCATATACGCCAACAAAGTCTATAGGAAATAAGGTCATAGTTGCGTCATCATACTCTTCTTTTGTAATTTGGGTGTATGGCATCTGGGGATAAACGTGATTTCCTGACGGAAGGAATGAGACCGTCTTGAGTTGACCGTCGTACATGTGCAATACAGTTCCGATGTGATTACCCTCCGACTCGGGGTCAAAGCTGATAGTTACCGAAACTGAATTATCAGACCAATATCTCTGAACTGTCGCTGCCAATCCAATCTTTTCATAGATAGAGACTTCTTTCTCCGACCTAACTGCGCCTGACTGGATCGGAAAGAATACAACTGATGTTGTGTCTGGTGACTCGACTGCTGGTTCTACTCGATACTTTGCCATTATGAATAATGGGAGCATTGGGTCTGAATTAGCAAATCTAATAGCTCTTAGAAAATACTTTCCACCTACTGGCCAATGTACTCCTGGAGATTCACCCGCTAAAATGCTAACTGTTCCAGATGGCTTGACTGTAGTCATCTTTAATGACTCTCTGATGCCTAACCACTCTGAGTATGTACGATCATAGTTCTTAATAACTTCGTATCCCGAATCCATCCAGGTTCTAAGCTCCGGTAAACCACGGTTGTCTGCAAAGTTGGCAACTCCGCTAATAGATGTTCCAATACGGCGGTTGCGCTGCATAATTGCATTTGTCTCTTCCCAATGTGTTGGGAGAAGAGTTACAGTCTTGGCATAGAGATATGCAAACTTAAGAGTTCTTTTAAAGTCCTCAAGATTGTCGTGACGATTGAGATATGTTTCTACAAGAGTACAGCATTCAAAAGATTCCAAAGACTGCTCGGCACAAGGATTGTATCCAGCAGCTCTCCAGTCTTTATTGTTAATGGGATCTGCTAAACGACCATATTGCTTAGTTACGTCCATCCAGATAACTCCAGGCTCACCGTTACGAGCAATACCATCAATGATGGGAGTTAGGTCTTGTCCTACAGATACTTCAACTGAATTGTTTGACATCCAGGCCCACCCAGGATTTGTCGGATCGTAGCTGTTGCGCTCTGGATATACCTCGGCATTCTTTAAGTTGAGAAAGTCAGAATCGTCAATACGACCAATAAGTAATTCAGCGCTACGGCGTACGTTACCGCTAACGACGCAAACGCCGATAAAATTGCCGATATCAGCAATATCTTTACGAGTGAGCTTTTCACCTGACCTCCCATCGAAGATACGACGGATATGGTTATGAAGCCTTTCTAACGGTTCGTGTCCCGCTGCCGTTCCGCCAAAAGTCTTAATTGGCGTTCCCGCTGGGCGAATCTCTTTGTAATCAAATACTGGAGTTTTCGAATCTGGTCTGAGGTAGGCATTGATAAGGAGGATGACGGATTCAACCCATCCTTCTCGGGTGTCTGGTATGACATATTGTTCTCCTTGTTGCGGAGCGTAGATTGTAAATTCTTTATCCGCTCCTTTGTTGTCAAATCCAACACCAACTCCCAGCATAGATGCTTCCATCAAAAATGCAAAAGGTCTTGAGGGGTCAACTTTAGTCATAGATAGGGTTGATACAAATGCGCAGTTCTGAAGAGCTGCAGAATTTCTGTGCTCATTGACTATGGGAGTTCCCATTACCCATAGTCCGCGTCCTGGTGGAGTCCACTTCAAATTCCATAGCCGATCAAATGCTTCTTTGGCTGAGGATTGGGCTTTGGAATCGTTCCAAGGTAAACGGTTCGTCTTTGCGTGGTCTTTCTGAAGAGAGTACATGCCGTTGATAACCCGTTCACAAACGTCTACCCATGTCTCTTTAGTGCCGTCTGCTTTAAGCCGAGAGTATGTTCTTAGAAAGGTAATCTCACCTACCGAGTTACCCGCAGCATCTTTATAGCCCCAAGGTACTGGCTCTCCTCGATACCCGTTCACAAACTCTTCTGTTAGTTTAAATGAAAACAAAATAAACCCCCCTCCTCAGTCTTCGATATGTTCAGAGATAATTTTACTAGTTTCCGCCTCGGATAATCCATCGTTGGGCAGTTGTCTCAGAGTGTTAGCTCTATCCCCAAAAAGGGCAGACATAACACCTCCAGAGGTCTGTCGTTCTACGGTCATCCTGACGAACTCTCGGTTGTCCTCCAGCTCCTTCAGTTGTTTTACAATCTTAAATAGTCGATCTATTTCTTGTCCAGTATTTGGATCTGGGTATCCGCCGTTTAATTCCTCGGCGTAACGAGAGAAGGCAACTCTAGCACCTTGCATCTCTATGATGGCGTTGAGCAATCCCTTAAGTTGATCTTTAGTCTTAACCTCTACTGGAAGGTTGAATGCACATGTTGAATCTGCTTTAAATGCAGGACAGTTTGCTGCTACAAAACACGTATTACATTGACGTAATGAAGACTGGTTAGATCCAAGCACGTTTACGTCTCTTATCAGGTCCCTTCCTTCTTCGTCTTTATCTATAACTCTCTTCGTAGATACTGAAAATACGGGTAAATTCATAGTTTCTGATGGATCTCTAGGAACTATGTTTATAGTTGCAGAAGCAGTTTCTTTCCGCATCTCAACACCCTTGTTATCAGGTTCCAACCCTAGTGTTTCCGCAGAACCTGCGGTATCCTTATCATCACTGTTATCAGATAACAGACGTAAGTGTGGTGGTTTCTTTTTATCCAATGCGTCCTCCAACTGCAGGTAGCTCCAAATAGCGAGGCGAGTTACCTCGTTACTATCATCATTAATAATCTTGTCGAAGTCCAAACCTGCTCGTTCTATAACAGCTTTATAACGAGGACGTGCTTGGTCTTTTTGCTTTTTCTGATATCTTACTAATTTAGTTCCATCCCAAACTATTGTTTCGCCCCTCATCATTGGCGATAGCCAGGAGAGCGTGCTAGCGGTCGTTAAAGGCACTTGTCTGAGGTTGTCAGGCTTGGCGCACCCTAAACCGTGGAAGTTAGTTCCAAACTGGTTCTGAAGGGCTCTGGTGCGTCCTGATAGGGTAGCGTCCGCTTCTATGGACTCTCCTAGAAGAGCAACGTTAGTCCACTGCTCCGATAAAGCTAGTAGTGCCGGATGTCCATGCTGCGAATGCCATACGGGCCAATACTTGTCTCCGAGCTCAAAGCCCAAAGTCTTTCTCTGCTGGACAATCCAGTCTTGACCGAGAGCTGGTGCATCAAACTCAATAACCCCTGATATACGATCATAGTTAATTGCTACCCAATCTTCAAAGTTGGCCGCATGCTCTTCGAGCTCAGCCTTGCTCAGGTTAGGATTAGCTCCGCCGCCGGCAACATACAGCTTTACGTCGTCAGGGTACTTCTCTGATAATAGATAGTCTTTGGTCTTAGGTAGGCCTCGCTTTGCCAAGCCCCAGTAGCTTACGCCAATGTGCTTAACCCCGTTGTCAATCAACAGCAATCTATGTGAGGGTACTTCTCCCCCTAGGAATACTATGTTCATTCAAATCTTTTCACCTTGCTACCTATTTCAGCCTCAAGGAGGGCCAAACGTTGGCGCTCCACTTCCTCCGACAATGTCTTCCAAGGCTTGATAGAACGTGTAGTTCTAACAAACTTAGGGGAAGCAAATAACAATGTAGGTACATTGTTCTCTACAGCGTAGGCACAGCGGTCTATATCTGGATCTATAAACATCTCAACACGTCCCCGGGATCTAGCGACGTCGAGCTGTCGCATGCGTAGGTCTTGCCCTTCAAAGGCGTATTTATCATCATATATCTCCGCATACCCAACAATGAGATTAGATTTAAGCCAGTGCTCTGTTAACTCTGGTGTCTGATCAGAAGCAATTGCGATGCGATAATGCTCTGCTAATACTCGAAATAGTTTAATCCCGTCTGGAATTGGATCTCCAACTTCGGTGCACAGCACGCCCTCAAGTGATATTAATGCAGTTCTCATCTATGGCCTTAGAGCTCTCCTGACCATAACATCTGCATCAGGTAGCTCTACGCCATATGTCTCTAGCTGGCTTGCTTCTTCTGCTGCCTTTTTATGATCTTTGATTGTTCGTAGTGCCTGTATTACTCCAGTTTTTTTGCCAGCTTGCCATCTATAGTTATTGAAATCAGAATATCCCTGACCTATGCTGCTGAATGCAACCTTTCGGCCAGCGTAAATCTCGTCAAAGAATGATATAGCTTGTTCAGTAGCTAATTTTAGTTTTGACTCTGCGTTGATTCGATGTGCAGGGTTTTTGGCAGCACGTACCTCATTTAGTGCTAAGGTATATCTAGATACCAATTCAGACCCCCGTTCATAATCTCTATTAGAACGCAAATCCCACTGCGTATTGCGAGGAGGAGTTTCGTACTTTGGTTCTACAGTCCAGTCATCTAAAATCAAATCGTACGCTGCGTATGGATTGATAGTTCTGATGTCTGATTGCTCGTTAACATAAAACGTTAGTTCGAATCCGTGCCAGTTGATAGTATTGGGTGTTAAATCATCATAGAAAGTTTCGTTTATTTCTTTAGCAATCTCACGATCTGAAAACCCAATGTAGTCCTGATTAGACTCTCTGAATTTAACATAGTCTATGCCGACTAAACAGTCCAGGTCTCCAGGCTGTCTAGCAGCTTCCCATTGATGGGATACGCCTGAGCCTGCAAGCCATGCCTTAGTCCAACTATGAGCATTGTTAAAGCGTTTATTTAAGTGGCTCATCAATAGATCTAGAACACCTGTTCGAATGAACGGTAATAATCTATCTTCTATATCAAATAGTTTTGGGTCTAGCATAGGTGAGGGTGCGCTGAAATAGGATGTGGATGCTGGTGAAATAGCGGGGATAGGCCCACTCTTGGCTATAGCATCTACGTAACTCATAGCCCTATTCTTTCACTGAGTATGTCGATACGTCTTGGTTTATTCCGTCCCCACGGAAGGCTCTAGCTGCTTCATACGGAGCACGGTGTACTCAGCAGCAGCCTGCGCTTGCAAATCGCTGACGATTTCAGCACAAAACCGGCGTACTTCGACAAGAGTAGTTTCTCGATCAAGTTCCAGAGCAAAAACTTGAGGGTTTCTCTCTACGAACATATCTCCATTCTCATTAATCAATACGGCAAAGCCCGTCTTCATCTTAGGCTTGCTTGGTGTTTCTTTTGTTTCTTCTGACATGATGCTCCTTATTTGTAGAGGCCTTTTTCTTGACGTTGTTTTGTTACATAATGCGTTTTGACTGGACAGAAGTCACAGAGGTAAACTTCAGTGCTGGCAGACTTTGCTGCCGACTCTAATCCTACCTCTTTTCTAAGTTCAGAAGTCTTTGGTAAAAGACGCTTGTTCTTAGCTCGCCAGTCTACACAGCTTCCTTCTGGACGCAAATGCAAGTTGTAACACCTCATTGCATCATCATAGAAAGTTGCTTTTGTGGTGTAGTAGTCTGGGTCAATATCTGCAAGACCACCACCAACTCTAGTTCTGAGATTCTTAATGATCTCTTTTCTGTATTTCTCCTGTGACCAGATTTTTACTCCGATCTTAGATAGAAACCCTGTGTGAGGTACGCCTGCAGATTGGTGCTTCTCAACAAGGATCTCAAGCAAAGTGTCATCTTCTGGACGGCCTTCAAAGTCAGGCAACTCTTCTATGCTCTTACAGTTATAGCAATAGAGAAGACGTATCTTTGGGCCTTCATCTTTGATCGCGGTATATGTACCTTGATCAGCGGGCGTGTTTCCACTACCCAAAATAGGGATGTTAGACATGTAGTTATCCTAGCAGGTAAATTACTCGCTTCGTGTATCCCGCTTCTTTTTACCTTGAGAGGGTGCAGGAAGTCCTGGTTGCATAAGTTCTGGAGCGGGAGAGTCGGGGGTTCTAGGCTGTAGACCAGCCAGTTTAGCCAGAGTTTCAGTGCGCTTTGGAGCAAGGAAATCCTCTTCAGCAACTTTCTTAAATTGAGTAGCTGGGGGCGGTGCAGGAACAAAGGACGTAGTTTTGTTTATTCTTCGGTGGTGTGCAATAGCCGGAACTATTAATGATTTTGCTTCTTCGGCATTTAATCCTAAACTCCCAGCTCTCATAAAGTATGTTGGGGCGTGAGGTTCTACAGAACCGTCTTCTGCAGTGCTTAATGAATGTAGTAATGCTTGGTGTGCAATATGAACTTTAGAACGTCCACCACCCTCTCTTGCACGAGAGATTATCTCTGCTGGGGTAGCTAGTGGGGCTTTCATACCAGCATCTACCATTGCTTTCCAGTCTGCGTCGTTTAATTCGTCACCAGCAGTCCTAGGTCTAGGTGCTCTTCCTGGGCCATGCGTAGATTTCTTTCTTCCGGTCCACGGAGTAGCGCCAGCAGATTGAGCAAACTTTTCATCCCTAAACTCTCCACGCTTTTTTTCTTTAGCACGATGGATGCGATAATGAAGTAAGTCCTCTTTTACAATAGGATAACTAGCAAATTCTTCTCCACCCATATATTCACTAGCGGGCGAAGGCGTAAGTGGAATAGGTGTTGTCTCTCTACTCCTGTTGACAGCTTCTAGATGTCGGTCGCAAACAGGCATGTGCATTTCTCGCCCTGGAACTTTAATAAAATGGCTAGCAGTTCCTAGGTGTCTTGTACCGGCATGTTCGCAAGGTATAGGTCGTGATACCTCAGGCCTATTGCGCATAAGCTTATCTAAGTAATCAAAATTAGGTTCAGTCAACTCTCCAGTATAGTCATCAACCTTAGTCTCTTCAGGTATGCCAATTACTCTGCGTTTTGTACCACCAGGATGCACAGTTTCAGATAAACCTTGAACAATGGATGCGCCTTGCTGCTCTAATTCTGCAGATGTTGGTTCAATTTTTACAGGTTCAAATTTAGAAGATCCTGAACTAGATTTTACGACATCTTTTGCCATTTATTTCTTCTTTGATCGTCGTTTTACTCTAGTTAATTCTGCCGCATTAGCACGTAACTTTTTGCTATCTCTAATTCCCATAACTCCAGTGGTTTCCGAACCGGAAGCATCATCAATTGCATATTCTGGATGATCTTTAGGCAAAGCAGCACGGCGTGCAATATCAGCCATAATATCGGCAGCTGTAATTTTTTTACTTGGAGCAAATCCCGGACGATTACTATCACGGCGTGGAACGTTAGTCATTTGATTTCTCCATCTTTCTCATGTTACGCTCTTCTGCATACTTACCCATAGAGATAATCTTGGCTTCTTGTTCACCAGCAGTAAAGTGTTCTCCCCGTGTCATCTTTTCTAGCCCTTCCAGACCTGAGTTTTTAATAGACTCTTGAATGTGCTTTGCTAACGGGGATTCGGCCTCTGTAACAAAAGGGCCATCGTCTGACTTGGGGGTGTCGTACTCTACTTGCTCTGCGCCAAAAAGATAATCTTTTAGTTTATTTTTATTGGTACGAAACCTACGCATCTTCATACCAGGAAGAGGCGTTACATTTGTGGGCGCAAGTCCTTTACGAGCTGGATGGTTTGGGCCCGGTGTGCCCATATCATCCATCCTAGTATGTAGCTCCCATCTTGTTATTCTCGGTATCAGCTACGTTGTCTACTCGTGGAGAAGAACCGCCAGAAGTTTTCTTAAGCGGATTAACTTTAGAAGGATCTTCTTGATCAATATAATCATAGTTCCAGTATGGATTAAGATCACGACGATTAGCCTTCATGATCTCATCTCCCATGCCAGGAGAAACAGTGGTATTTGGACGAACCTTACGATACTTGCCGTCAGTAGCACCTTCGTCTAAACTTTGATTTAGTGAACGTGATTCGTTAGTTGCCATTATTGTTTCTCCCATTTTTCTACTTTACGTACATTATTTTTAAAATACTTGGCTGGTTGTTTTCTTCCCTGAGAATCATTTGGTCTAGGAGATCTAGCCATAATGTCTCCTTTTTGTACGGGATCAGGGTTTTTCTTGGTAGGACGCTCCCCAAGATTGGCTACATATACCTCAGGTTCGCTGTAATCAGTTGGCGGCCTGTTTGGATCGTAATCTGGGGTAACAGTTCTCTTATAAGCCCCCATGGTCTCTTCGTGTGTGCGAATAGACTTAGCTGTTCTACGAGCATCTCGTTCACGTCTAAACATGTCTACTTCTTCCCGGCTTGTTTCTTTTTCTTAGCCTGTTTTTCCTTCTCTTTGTCTGCTGCGGTCTTAACCTTTAAAGGAACGACCCTGGCACTCTTGAGAGGGCTTTCTACGTCCATAGTATTACGTGTAAATACCTTTTTATCTCGTCTAACGACCGCCATTACGACTTTACATCCCTTCTAATCTGTTTTCGCATAATTCTAGGGCGAATAACCTTCCTAGTTCTAGACTTCAGTCCGGTAGCGCGGTAGATTCTACGCTGTCGTGCGGATGAAGACCCTGGGTTCAAAGAAGAGGATTGTTGTCCTACCCAACGTCCAGCGGGCTTCTTTTCCCAGGTGCTACCCACAGAGTTATATTTAACACCTGTCGTAGTCCTAGGTTTGCGAGCTACGGCAGGCTTATACGCTTTAACACGCTTGGGTTGCTCAGCCACTCATAGCTCCTTTCCGTGCAGACTCATACTTAAAGTTCCTACAGTTGGAGCATATTTTGCCGTCTCCGTATAGAACCATGATTGGATTCATAATGTTTCCACACCTACTGCATAGTTTACTACCATCATAGATAGTTGTAGTGCTGATTTCCTCTACCATACGGATTCGCTTACGTTTCTTGAAGTACCTTGATAAGAGGTCGGGGACTGTGAATAGTCAGTTCTGGTGGGTGAGTATTCGATATTTACATCAATTATGTCCATAATACTAAGTTCTTCGGTTCTATATCCAAACTTTGGACGAAATAATTGAACCTGCGGCAAGTTGGGCCGCACAATGTCTTGAACCATAGCAGAAGGCAAAGTTACAGAAATTAGGGCGCGACTGATAAGGGCATCCCGGGTGTCCTCAAAAGGACCCATGTAGTCATACCGGATTTTTGGTCCGTTATCAACTATGTCCCTTGGCTTAGTATGATCATAGACTCCATCTTGCATCACTTCTTACGTCTCTTTCTTCTAGAGTCTACAGTATTTCCAATCTTTCCAGATCCAGACGCTATCGCATCTAAAACATTAGATGTAAACTTTCCGGCTTCAAAAGACTCTCCACGTGAAGAATCCGGAGGCGTAAGAGACTCCGTCTTTCGTCGTCCGGTCGGGAAACGAATCATGCGACTTGCCAAATTTGGATGAACAGGATTATCGTGCAGCGTAGGTACTACTTCTCCTGCAGCTTTTTTCTTTCTAATAATCTCTCTCTGTTCAGCCAAATGGTTAGCTGCTGTTTGTCCCATAAGATGGCCTCTATCATTTAAAAAGTCAACTACTTCACTAAGTCTGTGCCAAGTGCGTGTTCCGCGCTGCAGGGGGTCTACGTTAAAAGGATCTTTTCCCTCTGTTTGACGTCCTAGTCCGTGCTGCTCTACTATATGTGGAACTTCTCGTGTATGCGTATATTCTTTTGCGGTATCGACATGTACTCCGTACAATGTAGCAATGTCTTTGTTAGTTAAATATGGAATACCTTCTTCATCTACTGGGCGTGGCTTAGCAGAAGATGGTCGGGTATGAACTTTGTTCATAATTTGATCAAATTGTTCTTTACTTTGCAAAGGCTCTGCTTTTGGCAAATCAGCGTATGGACTTTTGGCTACTGCTTCAGACTTTTTGGCCTTGGGGGTTTTTTTATTATTGCCCCTTTTTGCTGGATTTCCTGATACCCCCATTAGTTCCACCTAGGCCTTAAATGATTAAAATGTCCGGCAAGTTTTGTATTAAACTCCACAGGGACATTGGCAGAAATGTTTGCTTTACCATCATTGACTAAGTGAGGTGCTGGAGCAAGCATAGAGTTAGGGGCGTTGCGTTTAACCATATAGCTTATGCCTCCACCATTATCTACAGGCTTTACTCTTACGTTAAGTCTACGATCAGGCTCTAATCCTTCTGGCCATGCGTAATCCCCAAGATCAATACGTTCACCTTTATGAACTCCACGCTGATATCCACGTTGGTTTTGTCTAGCCTTGAGAGAATCTAAAACAACGTCTGATACTGCGTAAGGTTTTCCTCTATCATCACGACGAGAACGAATAGTTCCTAGGTAACCGTCAGGGTATTCTGCAGAAGGAGTTTTTCCCACACCAATGCGTAGCGAGTCCATTACGCTACGAGTAACTATAGGCGTACCTCCACCACCGGTGGTGGTGTAGGCGCCAATGTAACCACTAGCGCCTAAGTACTGCCAGTTTTGATGTGATGATGGCATTTGTTAGTTACGCCTTCTTCTTAATAGTTTTCTTTTCTTCTTCCACTGCTCCTTCTACCACTGGTTCAGGTGCAACTGTGGGTGCGATTGGAAAACCATCGCTATTAACTAAAGGTTTTTCTACAACAGGTTCAGCTTTAATTGCCCCTGCACTAATGTTGGGAGAAGAAGAATATGGTAATGACTTACTCATTTCTTTTTCTTTGCTTTCTTCTTTGAATCTTCGATGATACCAGCGAGTTGCTTCTCTACTTCAGGAAGAATAGCATTTACGATACCGAAGGCCGGATCCTTTGGATTGATTGCACGTGCTGCTACTGGTACGACAGCTGCAAGACCTGCTGCAATGATTCCTTTAATGTCTGTAATTTCTCCGACTTGCCATACCGCAAGAGCTGCTGCTAGGAATGAGCGCCCATACGATGCGAGCATAGCCTGTAATTGTTTCTTGTCCATTTTAATCCTTTCTAGGAGGGTCCTAGACTACTAATGGTGCCCTAAAAGGGGTGTAACGTCAGGCTAATCCTTAGTTTGTTCGATCTGCTGGACGACGTGCTGATCAAATCTACCCCGAAGTTCAGCCAATTCTGACTTGATTTCTATCAACATAGGGAGAATCTCCAACTTAACCTTGTCAGATAGGCTGCTACCATTATTTGGTTTTAGTTCGCTCAGGTATTCTTTAATTAGATACTGATTAAATTTTTTAAATGCAATATATACAGCAGTTACGATTGTAACTACCCCGGTGATGATTCCAACCCAATCTAGTGCTGACATTTAAACTCCTGCGCAGTGTTTAGTGGTGTGTGTGCAAACTATGATACATGCAGCACAGTATGTCTTGCTAAAATATTATTAACTTAAGAGGTCGTTACAATAAAATAACATTTTTCATTAGTTTTGCGCTCTACGCCATAATGATGCTTCCTGTTTACGCTGCTGAACCTCCAGCGCCAACACCCTCTTCTTCAGAGGCTTCAGCATCACCCACACCAACGGCAAGTCCAGAGCCAAACCCAACCCCAAGCCCAACAAAAACCACAGCGTCTGCTCCATCTCCTACTCTTTCCACAACCACTTAGAGTTCGCCCTCTCCAAGTCCAACTCCAGAGCCAACACCCTCGCCTTCTTCCATTTCAACTCCTCTTCCAACTTCGTCCGCGACTGTTGCGACCCCCATATCCACCCAATCACAATCCCAGTCGCCAAGCAATACAACGTCCAACCCCACATCCACACTGACTGAAAGTCCATCTTAAACCTCCGTATCTACTCCGACTCTAATTCGAACTCCAACAACCAATCACAGTAAATTTCAGACATCAGCAACATCGTCAACGAATTCATCTCCTTAATGCTCACTATATTCCGTTCTCTTCCATATACTTTAAGCGTTCTGCGTAGGGTTCTTCTTTAAAGATGACACCCTCTTCTGTAACTGCGTTCTTCTGTATCTGCGCTTTCAACACCTGTAGTTTAGCCAAAGCTTCAACAGCCGTCGACACCGCCAAGCGAACCGACTCCTGTACCTGCTCCCTCTCAAACTCCTCCTGCTCAATAATCTTCTCAATCAACAAATCCTCAGAGCCCTGCGCCGACCACTCCTCCACAATCTTCCGAGCCTTCTCCAACTCAACCTTCCACAACTCCTCAAACTCCTGTTGATTCATCCACTTCTCCTAATCTTTCCACGGACCCAACACTTCAACCTGTTCCTCCAACCGAACCAGCTCCTTCCGAGCCTTCTCGGCCCGAGCCTCAGCAACCCCAGGATCCCGTAGTTCCGCCTCAGCCAGACGAGCCATCAACTCCTGATGCTGAGGATCTTTCTGCAGATCCTCAATCGCTTGACGAACCTGAGGACGAATCTCCTGCAGATGAGGAATCTCAATAAGAGTCTCCTGAAGAATCTTCTGAAGAGGAAACACAAAATCCGGAAGAGGAGTCATCGGATGCTCCTCAAGATAGCACGCCTTCAGACAATACAGACGAGACAGAGAATCCTCAAGATCCTGCTGAAGCTTCCACAAATCAACCGACAGACTCATCTACTGACTCGCCCACAAAAGAACCATCAAAGCCCACAGAATCCCCAACAGATATGGAAGAACCCTCATCGGAATCCGAAGAAACTTCGGAGCCTGAGGCTCCAGTCGACGTATCTGAGGAAACAGAACAACAACCAGAGTCACCAGTGCAAGGGCAATAAAATCAGTCCACAAAATCATCTTCCAATACTACACCAAAAGAAGGCTAGTAAGGAGACGAGGAAAATGGTAGAATCCAAAGAATGAAGAAGAGTAGACTAGTCCTTGCCGGACTATCATTAGTGCTTTTGTCTGGATGTGGATACGACGGACATTTCCGCTACCCATGCCAAGACCCAGCTAACTGGGAAAAAGCAGAATGTAAACCACCCGTATGCACCGCTAGTGGGACTTGTCCCTCAGACTTAGGTGTTAAACAAGAAGGAACATCAAATGGCTAAAGAAAGACTAACCCCCCAAGAACTAGAAGCTAGATTAAAGTTTATTCTAGGTATTACTCTAGGCTCTATATTATTTTTTACTGCTATAGGAATTCTCTATGGCCTTTTATTTGTTACGCAACCTATTGGAGCTCAGTCAGAGAATGACAAGATGTTCTTCAACGTACTAGGCAGCGTAGCTACATTCATTACCGGAACTCTCGCCGGTCTTCTTATCGGTCAGTCTGGTGCTAAAGACATTATGGCAGCACAGCTAGCTGATAAGAAGTTAGAAGCCGAAATTGATGACGCGAAAGCTCGTAGACTTGCAAAGCCAGATGGCGCAGTCCCAAAACCACAGCCAGTAGATGAGGATTGGGATAAAGACTAATGGCAGAGCAAGGAACCGCAGAACGCCTCATTGAAGTTGCTAAGGCAGAGATTGGTACCGTAGAAGGTCCTAAAGATAATCAAACCAAATACGGCGCTTTTACTAAAGCCAACTTCCAACCATGGTGCGGAAGCTTTGTTATGTGGTGTGCTAATGAAGCGGGGGTTAAGGTACCCAATACGGTATACACTCCCGCAGGCGCACAAGCATTTAAGAAAAAGAACGCTTGGATTGACGGCGATCTTGCTGACCCAGAGCCAGGAGATATCGCTTACTTTGACTTCCCATCCGATGGGGTAGACCGCATTTCGCACGTCGGTATTGTCATTAAGGACAATGAAGACGGCACTGTGTGGTGCGTAGAAGGAAACACCTCTGGGGATTCCAAAGGTAGTCAACGCAATGGGGGCGAGGTTTGCAAAAAACTACGTGCATACAAGAAAAATAAAAAGAATGTACAAATATCCATCGTTGGATTTGGTCGGCCTAAGTTCAAAGGCACATCCCCTGCAGCTGCGGAGACATGCCCATGTGGAAAGCCGCTAGAATTAACCTTAGCGAAAGGGGTCAAAAATGACAACGAGAAAACGCGTAAGTAAAAAACGCCCTAAAAGGCGTAGAACTACTAAAGAAATTCCTTTAACAAGACTTGATTTCTGGGCTATTGCTGCCAATGAAGTTTATAAAGCTTGTCGCAAAGCTGGGATGGATGAGGGAACTGCTTTGGCTTTTGCTATGGATCGCAGCTCTCATCCCGATTGGATAGTTCCTACCGACGACCCAATTAGGAAAATTGGTTGGGAAGATGGAGAAGAAGACAACTAATGGCCTCTACCCATCCTGACGATGTTAGAGATTTCCTGATAGAATATAAACTTATATGATGAATAACAGAACAAGGAGAAAAATGAATTCATTCAAGAAAATCGCTCTAGCCGTGGTTGCAGCCATGACCTTGAGCACCTTTATCGCAACACCTGCAAGTGCTGCTGTAATGACAGTCGCTGTAGCTCTAGATGGAACCGCTAATACAACTGCGTCCGTTATTTCTACACCTGCTGCATTGCCAGTGCCTGCGGATAACACGGTAGATGCCGCAGACGCACTACGATTTATTGCAACAGTTGACGCAGGAACTTCCGTGACAGCGTCTTGCACAAATT